AGAGAAACAGTTATCTTAACCCAATCGCTTGCACCAAAGTTGGCTGCGGTAAGGGTTCTGGTACTCCCCGTTCCGGTTAGTGTGATGTCATTATTACTCTGGTTCTTTGCAGTCCAGGTAATAGTGCCGGACAGATTCTGAAGGAAAGCTTCAAGAGTAATATCTCCAGAGGTGATTGTGTTGTCCTGATCTGCCTTGAATATCTGAGCGTCCGCCGTAAGGAATAATGCTTGAGCATCTTCCCCGCCGATTCCCGGCTCTCCTTGCGGAGACTTAGACCAGGTGAGAGTTTTTACGCCAATTATCGTACTGTCTATTTTGACGGTTATGTCTTGAGAACCTGCCATAGTAGAACTAGAAGGGATAGTTACAGTGACTGTTTTTCCATCTACTGTTGCTCCGGTCGCCTCGACTGTAAACGAAGTTATCTCCGTCGTTCCCTTATAAAGCTTTACCTGAGTGGAGATACTAGCAGGGGTTGGAGAAGTACCGTCATAATTAGACTCAACTGTCTGATGTTCATTCGACAGAATAATCGAGTATGAGTCAGAACCTTCAGTTATGACAGGAACAGTAAAGGTATCTAGTAATTGTTCTCTGGCAAAGTCGGCATATATCTCTATCGTCGTTGTAGTCTGACTGCTTACCGCAACAGTCTTTTGATAACCATTAGCGTCAGGTTCCGCATTAACTCCGTTGACCTTCCAGTATAAACCAGTCTTATTTTGTACAACCTGTCCAACGGCTTCTTTTGCGGTAAAGACTATACTTGAGCTCGCTCCTCCATCGTACTGCCCGGTGTTCGGATTGTAAACTACTTTCTCCTTACTGGAAGTAAGCCAGTAGATCACCGCATCGTCTCCGCCGGTTCCTTTTTCGGAATAGGCTAGACTTGCATAACCATAATAGTCTTTCTCCTGGTAAGTGACTTTGACTTTTATAACCGACGGACCGGTCATATTTGACGTATTGACCGTTGCCGTTGCGGTTAGCGCGCCGGATGGTATGGTTATACCGCCATCGGTTTCCACAGTCCAGTAATAAGCGAGTCCGCTTGAAACTAATGTGTTATCTACTTTTCTTAGTAGCGTCGCTGTGAAGTTTATTGATGCCGGAGTTCTTGTGGTTCCGTCATTATAGACGCTATCTCCCGCGGGAGAGATCATTACTTCATAGCCTGATAACGCTTCTTGGGTCGGGTCATCAAGGTTCTCCATAGATATAACGGCTCCCATAAAGCTAAAGACGCCGTCATAATAAGAGATCCCTTTCTGAAGGTCTCCGTCGGGATCATTCTGCCCCACCTTAAAAGAGGGCTTGCTATTATACATTCCTGTAAAGACACCGTTCCCGCTGGCAGTATCGAATCCGGTCATCGTACCGATAGCAATAACCTTGTTTTCACTATCGATTAAGATGTTCTCGTCTATATCTACTAAAATCTTAGTGGTAACTATTTCTAGCCCGCCTTCCGGCGAATACTGGAACTTATTTGTAGTGCCATTGCCTATTGAGAAACCTAGATTAGAGTACCAGTAATTATTCTCATCAACGAACCAGCCAGTGCCCGCGCCTTCGTTGACTCCGACTCCGATCTCTATATCTCCGATCGTCATAACACCGTCTATCGAACCTTCGCTGGCGTGGACGCTCCCGCGGACAGTTATGTTATTGAACTCGGCAGTACCATCGCCGTTCAATTCGAACCCGGCAGTTCCCGCCTGGTAGTTCTCAGACCTTATCAGCTTATTAACTCCATCAAGAAGTATTCGCTCGCCTTCTTCGACTCCGACATAAACAACCTCATCGAAGAAACCGCCGGTAGCTTCTATTACTCCTTTAATAGTCAGTATGCCGTTATAGTATCTTAGATAGTTAGGATCTACAAGTTGACCAACTTGGAAAGCGCCGCCGGTATTAATAAACATTCCGTCGCGGCCATCAGGAGTCGCATTTTCTCCTACTTTGACGACAATTTCATAGTCGCTATCGAAGACGGTCATATGACCATAGTCGTCTAAGTCCCTTTCGATAACTACCTTATTTCCGACAACCATCTTTTGACCGACTGCAAAATATTCGGCAAGTATGGTCCCTGGGGGAAGTAGATCGGCTAGGTTTTCTTTTGTAACCTCGTCCATACCGTCGGGGAGTGTAATCCCCAGGGCGCCTAATAATGAAGTCCCCCAATATTCCGCCGTCTCGTCGTCTATGGGTATGTCGGGCCAAACAATTAACTTGTTGGTCTCAACACTGTTTGCCTTGAGCTTATCGCCGCTGACACTCCCGTTTATCATTGCGTCGCCATGCACTCTAAATTGGTCCGCGGCGATAGTTACGAGTCCGTCTTCAATAATGAGTTCCGTGGCTTGCGGGTCCCCAAACTCATCAACTGCGACAACTCTCAAAGCGATAGAATCGGCAAGTTGCTGGAATAAAGAGTAGTTATAGGTCTGTGTTAAGGGGTCGCCTTCTTGGTCGAGGTCTTCTTCTATCGTCCCAACAATTGTAGTTATCTCTCCGAGAGAGACGTTAATTGCCGAAATGTCGATCGTGTGTTGCCCTACGGTAGAAGAAATAGACAATACACTTAGTTCGATTGTCCCTATATCTAGTTCAATTTGAGATATCTGAGAGGTATGTCCACCGACGGTAGTCTCCAACGTGCTTATTGAGGTGGTTATCCCGTCAATACTCAATTCTATCTGGGCTATTGCTGACGTATTTGTCCCGACATCCTCTTCGACTTCCTGTACGGCAAGTTCTATAGAGCCTATATCCTGGTTTATCTGTGATATCTGAGAAGTATGGCCGCCCACGGTATCGCTTATCGTTTGAACCGTGCTGGTAATTCCACTAATGTCAAGTTCTATTTGGCTTATACTGCTTGTATGTCCATCTACCGTATCTTCTATGCTCCCGACTGTCGCCGTGATTGTGCCTAGCGCAATGTCGAGGTCGGAGATTTGTGTCGTGTGGGTTGATGTGGTGCTTTCAACCGTTTGGACTCTTAAGTCTATAGCGCCTACGTCAACCTCAATAGAAGAGATGGATTGAGTATTAGAAGATACAGTGGTTGAAAGGTTTGTAACAGACAGCTCTATCGCATTTTCTCTAATATGGAATAAGGCAAGCCATTCGTCTACGTCGTGGGTGTCGCCTTCTTCTTCTACTGCAATGTTGTAGACGACTGCTTCTATGCCATCTACCGAAAGGTTTAATGAACTAATGGAAGATGAATGAGATGTTATAGTTCCTTCCGCGGTTTCGACCCTTAATTCAATGGCGTCAGATTCCTGTTTTATCTGAGAGACCCACTCATTGACGTCTTGGGTAGTTTCTCCGATTTGGATATCGTAAACAATCGATTCTACTCCGCCAATATCTATCTTTATCTGAGACACATGTTGTTCGAGAGTCTGGTCGTCCTCGCCGATGACAACGTGGTCGAGACGAAGAGTTATTGCATCTGCCTCTTGTTTTATCTGAGAAACCCATTCATCGATGTTTTGGGTAGTCTCATCAATCGTGATATTATAAACCACGCCTTCTATACCGCTTACGTCGATGGTTAGTTGAGAAATAGCCGAGGCGACGTCCCCGGAAAGGGTAGACACGGACAACTCTATAGCGTCTGATCTCTGGCTCAAAACCGATACCCACTGATTTACATCATAGGTTTCTTCATCAATGGTGATGTCGGTAACTATTGAAGTTATGCCATCGACATCAATCTTTAAAAGGCTGATATGTTGTTCAAGGGTTTGATCGTTCTCGTCGATAACCACATGATCCAGTCTAAGGGTGATGTTGTCCGCTTCTTGTTTAATCTGGGAGATCCATTGATCGATGTCCTGGGTGGTCCCGTCGATCTCGATATTATAGACTGTTGACGTAATCCCATCTATATCCAGTTCTATTGCACTGAAGGCTTGCTCAAGAGTCTTTGTCTCGCCATTATAAGTTATGCCGTCTACCCTGAGTTCTATATTGTTTGCCGTCTGGTTAATGCTGCTCACCCAATACTCTATTGTGTCGGTTATCCCGTTGACTTCAAAGAGGTTTAGTCTATCGAGAGTGTTATATGCAACATCAAATATAGAATCTACCCTGTCATAACTAATAGGTGATAGAAGAGATTGATGGTCCTGAAGGTCTCCGGCAATATACATTAAGGTGCTGGCATCGGCAAACTCTGAGTTTATCTTTATCCTTAAGCTATCTACGGCGTCGTCTATAGACTCTTCAAGAGTTTCATCTTGAGTATTGAGGGTGGCTAACCATTCGTCTATATCCTGAACGTTTCCATCTATATTGATCGAGTAGACTTTTGAGGATAATCCAGAAATATCAAGCGATAGCGCGGCGAACTGCTCTTCAATAGTGCCCTCTTCCCCATTGTAGGAAATGGCGTCTACCCGCGCCAGTATTCCTTCGGCAGTTTGTTTAACCTCAGACACCCAGACGTCAAGGTTTTTCGTTACTCCTTCGATCTCGACATTCTGGACTATTGAGGAAATTGACCCGACACTAATTTGAAGCTGCGAGATGTTTGATTCGGCAGTTCCAAGATCGGTTTCAAGTCCTTCAACAGCAAGAGAAATACTATTTGTTGTCTGCTTCAGGAGAGTTACCCATTCTTTCACATCATAGGTATCTTCTCCAATTTCTATATCATAGACAATAGCCTCGATCTCACCGACTTGTATGCTTAAAGCAGATAGCGAAGTCGTCGTATTGTCTTCAAGGGTAGATACCGATAGTTCGATAGCGTCCGCGCGCTGGCTTAATACAGAGATCCAGCCATCGACATCATACTGGTCTTCGCCTATGGTGATGTTGTAAACAATAGACTCGATACCATCAATATCCAGGACTATTTGAGCAAGATGTTGTTCTATAGTCTTAGTCTCTTCGTCAATCTCGATGCCATCTAATCTAAGCGTGATAGCGTCTGCCTCTTGCTTGATTTGCGTAACCCATAAGTCAAGGTCTTGAGTCGTTTCGCCAATTGTATGGGATTTTACGATCAATTCGATACCGGAAACATCTATTAGAAGTTGCGATATGTTAGAAGTATTTGTCCCCACGTCTGAAGTGAGCCCGGTAATACTTAATTCTATTGAATCCGCTCTCTGACTGAGGGTAGAAACCCATTGGTCAACATCTTGAGTCTCTTCTCCAACAGTTATATCGGTGACTATAGAGGTTATTCCGTCGATATCTAATCGGAACTGGCTTATGTGTTGCTCAAAAGTTTGGTCATCTTCGTCTATGATGACATGGTCAAGTCTTAAAGTGATAGCGTCAGCTTCTTGCTTGATCTGAGATATCCATTCGTCGGCATCTTGAGTCGTTTCGTCTACAGTTATGTCTTTTACAATCAGTTCTATTGCGCCTACATCCAACTGAATGGAGCTGATACTACTTGTATGACCATCTACTGTGCTGGAAAGAGTAGAAACATTGAGCTCTATTCCGTCGGCCCTTTGACTTAAAGTGGAGATCCATAAATCGACGTCTTGGGTTATTTCATCGACTTGAATCGAGTACACAACCGACTCTAAGCCGTCTATGCTTAACTTCAACTGTGAAACGTGTTGCTCCGCGGTCATATCTTCCTGGTCTATAACAAAGTGATCCAGTCGGAATGTGATGTTATCTGTTTCCTGTTTTATTTGGGAGACCCACTGATCGATGTTTTGTGTGGTGCCGTCGATCTCAAGGTCATAGACAGTAGAAGTTATGCCGTCTATATTCATCTCTATTGCACTAAAGGCTTGTTCAAGAGTCTTTTGCTCACCATCATAGACTATGCCGTCTATTCTAAGGGTAATATTTTGAGTAGTCTGGCTTATGCTACTGGCCCAATACTCTATTGTCCCTGTAACCCCGTCTATCTCGAAGTTATTGAGCCTTTCAAAGGTGTCGTAAGTTATGTCGAAGATAGAAGTTGTTCTATCATAGTTAATGGGCGCTGTGTCTGTCTGATGGTCAAGCGGATCTCCGACAATATACAATACTGTTTCTGCATTGGTGAACTCTGACTCTATTTTACTTCTCAGGGCCAGCGCCGCGGCCTCTAAATCCTGTTTAATGGAAATATCTTCCTGGGAAAGGGCACTTAACCACTCATCTATATCATGAGTAACATCACCGACCGTAACATCATAAACAAGGGTTTTTATACCTTCGACGTCTATAGTAAGCTGCCCAATGCTTGCCGTATTAGTTCCTACATCACCACTTAGGTTGGTTACAGACAGCTCAATAGAGTCTGCCCGCTGGCTGAGGACCGATATCCATTGATCGACATCGTATTGATCCTCTCCGATCTCGATGTTGTAGACGATCCCTTCTATTCCGCTGACATCTATTGAAAGTTGGGATATCGTTGTTGTGTGTCCTTCTACTGTCTGGCTAACGGTCTGAACCGACAATTCAATTGAATCGGCTCTCTGGCTAAGTGTTGAGATCCACAAATCAACATCTTGTGTAACTTCATCAATGGTTATGTCTTTAACAATAGCCTCTATCCCATCTATATCTAAAACGATCTGAGAGAGATGTTGTTCTACTGTCTTTGTTGATTCGTCCACCACTACATTATCTAGCCTCAAAGTGATGGCGTCGGCTTCTTGTTTTATCTGGCTTACCCATTCATTTACATCTTGAGTAACGGTGCCGATGGTAATATCTTTGACTATTGCTTCAATCCCGCTTACGTCTAACTGAAGCGAGCTGATATTTGTTGTATGCGTGCTGACTGTTTGAGATAGGCCAGACACATTAAGCTCTATAGAATCCGCTCTTTGACTAAGAGTAGATATCCACTGATTAATGTCTTGAGTAGTTTCCCCAATTTGAATATCGTAGACAACTGACTCTATGCCGTTTATATCTAGTTTTATCTGGGAAACGTGTTGTTCGAGAGTCAGATCGTCTTCGTCAATAACGACATGGTCTAATCTAAGGGTAATTGCGTCGGCTTCCTGTTTTATCTGAGAAACCCACTGGTCAACGTTTTGTGTGGCTTCCCCCACCGTAATATCATAGACGACACCCTCGATCCCGCTTACATCAATGACTAATTGACTGATACTCGCTGAGTTCTCCCCGACATCTGAACTCAAACCAGACACAGATAACTCGATAGAGTCGGCTCTTTGGCTGAGAGTAGAGATCCATTGGTCAACATCTTGAGCATCTTCTCCAATCTGGATGTTGTAAACGACTCCCTCTATTCCACTGACGTCTATGGTTAATTGAGATAGCGAGCTGGAATGTTCGCCTACAGTTTGAGAAAGTCCCTGGACCGATAGCTCTATTGAATCTGACCTTTGGCTAAGGGTGGAAACCCACTGATTTATATCCTGCGTAACAGTATCAATCGTTATATCATAGACAACCGATTCTATTCCCGAAATGTCAAGCTTTATTTGAGATACGTGTTGCTCAAGAGTTTGATCGTCTTCGTCGATGACGACGTGATCCAGCCGCAAGGTGATAGCGTCTGCCTCTTGCTTGATTTGCGTAACCCACTGGTCTACATCTTGAGTAACGGTATCAATGGTTATGTTATACACCACGGCTTCAATCCCGCTTATATCGATAGACATTTGCGAAATTGAAGAAGTGTGCTCACCTACAGTCTGGCTTATCCCAGAGATGGATAGTTCGATGGAATCTGCCCTTTGGCTCAAGGTGGAGATCCATTGATTCACATCTTGAGTCGTTTCGTCTATTGTAATGTCATAGACGATTGAGCTTAACCCGTTGATGTCGAGGGCTATTGCGGCGATCTGCGTCTCGATCGTGTCTATGGTTTCGTTATATGACACATTCTCAAGGCGGCTGATAATTCCCGCGACGTCTCCGTTAAGCAACCCCATCCACTCATCTATGTCGTGAGTTACTTCGCCGATCTCAATGTCGAAAACCTTTGTCTCTATCCCTGATATATCTCCATGCACGGCGGCGAGGACATCTTCAATAGTGTCGGTAAGAGAGCCATAGACTACCGCATTTATTCTTGTCATAACTCCCGATAGATCACTATTGATCTGGTCTATCCATTCATCTATATCAAGAGTTATTTCTCCGATAACTATGTCGTAGATTTTCTCGGATATAGCGGAGACATTCGAATAAACGGAACCGAGAACGGTTTCTATTGTCCCTGTCAGTTCGCCATAGTTTATGAAGTCTATCCTGGTTGTAATATCTGAAACGTCGGTGTTTATTACTCCGACCCACTCGTCTATATTCTTTATTTCTCCACCGATCTCTATATCGAATATCTTTGAGCGGGCCTCGAATAGTGAGCTGCCGACACTTATAAAATCGGTATCGATTCTCTCAAAGACGCTTTCCATCGGGAGGGTTAAATCTCCATAATCTATGTTGTCTATCCTGTCGATAGTGTCGTATACATCGTCTTTAAGTAGCCCGGAGCGATCAAAAGCCGTCGGCTTTGTGATGTTCATATGGTCTACCAGATCGTCGGTTATATAGGCTATAGTCTCTGTATTGGTAGATCCTCCATGAACCTTGTTGATTAGTTCAAAGAACTCTTCTTCAGCTTCCGACAATGTTCTGGCGGAGGCGGACACCGCGAGTGCCGGGGACTCGTTTCCGCTAAGATCGACGGCTTTAATAGAGACGGACACCCCTGATTCTCCAGGGTCTAGGGGAATCTCGATGTTGGTTGTAGAAGTCGTAAAGCTCCTATCTTTATAAGAGACAAGAAAGTGACTAAAGTCTGACTCTTCCTGCTCTTCTATCTCTATCAACGCCCTAGCGTAAAGGGGAATGTTTGATAAGAGAACGGGGGTTGCCGGGGCTTCTTCGTCCTCTGTGCTGGTTATGCTTTCTGCGTCGCTCCATTGAGAGGCCAACCCTTCGACATCAAGCGCTTTGACCTTAACATAGATTGTGCTGTTGCCCGGGACAGAAAAATTTGCTTCTGGAGAATTGACAGACAGTATATTCCATTTCAACTGGTCGAGCGACCAGGCTATTTGATAACCGAGTAAGTCTACCTCTTCGTTCTCATCCCATGTCGCTTCTATATAGCTGCTATAAGATTGAAGATAGGTTGTCAGACTAAGCCCCGTGGGGGTCGCGGGCGGCTGCCCGTCTCCGGCTGTTACCGTCGTGCTTGCGATTGAAGACCAGTCTGACTCATTCCCGGAGTAATCCACAGACTTAATTCTTACATAATAAGTTGTCCCCGGGATTCCTGAGAAACTATAGCTATTTGTCCTTTGGATAACCTCGTCATAGGTAGAGAATTGATCGGTTTGAGATATCTGAATTATATAATGACTAAAGTCGGCTTCTCCATTGGCAGTCCAGGTAAAGTACACTATACCAAAACTATTGGTAATAGTTAATCCTACTGGAATATTAGGCGCTTCAGTGTCATGTGCTGTGGTTGTTTCTACAATATCGGACCATGCAGAGACTAACCCCTCATTGTCTAAAGCCCTTACTTTTGCGTAAAGGGTGACTCCGCCGACTACTTCTATGGTCTTGGTTGTTTTTGGCGTCTGGTAGTCTACCCAATTAGTCTGGTCATAGCTGATAGCTAATTCATAACTGACTATATCTAATTCTTCGTTCCTATCCCACGTAGCAGTTATGTATGAAGTCTCGTCTTCAAGAATTGGGACGAGGGTTAGCCCAGTGGGGGCCGCGGGAGTATTCCCGTCGCCCATAACCGTTTCAATCTCTATAGTGTCAGACCACAAAGAAGTATTGCTAGAGTAGTCTATAACTCTTACCCTTATATAGTAAGTAGCTTCCGGTTCTCCCGCAAAGGCATAGCTGGTGTTTGTGGTAAAAGTGACTTCCGGGTCTGTGAATTGATCGTCTCTAGCTACCTGTATTTCAAACGTATCAAAGTCTATATCTGTACTCTCATCCCAGATAGCTTTAATTATTCCAAACTGACTTGTGACCTCAAGACCTGTTACAGGCAGGGGAATGGTGTCGTCGCCGGGGGTCTGAATAATTTCTGTCGCCGACCAATGAGTTTTTCTTCCATTATTGAACACGGCCTGGACCTTGGCTGCGACTTGGATGTTGTGCGGGGCCTCGAAGCTTGCCGCGGGGTTCGCCGTGCTTATATTCTCCCAGTTATTCCCGTCTATTGTATAAGAAAGGATATAGTGAGAAACATCGGGAGATCCAAGGGGGTCCCACGAAGCATGGACAATACAGAAGAAAGGACCGGCCTCCGCATCGAGCTCAAGGATCAGTACCTCTCCATAATAGGGATCGAGTTCATCTATCGGTCCGGCAATAGAAATATAAGCCGCGCCGTCTTTATATGAATTACTTACCGTTCCGTCCCAATCTTCGGGAATTATTATGTAGGCAAGTAACTTATATCCCTCAAGTATTTCATCGGCAACAACGATCGTCCCGTTATACCAAACGATATACTTGTTGACTCCTGCAACCCACAAAGAAGTGTCTACGGTTATCGTAGTCTCAGGTATAACTTCTGTATAGCCACTTAAGACCGCCATTCCTCCGCTGACATGTATATCTACCAGTGGGAGGTCTATATTCTCGAAAGTAATTGAAAGCGTATGATAATTCTTAAGAGATGCGGCAATCAGCTTGAGTTGTTCTTCAATATCGTCTATCCTGCCCGCGAGTGCGGCAGTGTCAAGACTCATAGATAGATTAGAAGAAGCCCCGCCGCCTTTACTTATCGGGCCTGCGCCACTGTATTTCACTATATGTTTTTGAACATATTTATCAAGGGTGTTCATTACCCATCCCCCCTTATTCAATCAAAACGCCAAAATCAAAATTGAACGTTATCGACTCCCCGCTGAAGTTTTCTCGCGTTGCCAGGACTACCGACGCTACATAATCATCAAGGTCGGGGTCATAGATATCGACTCGATCTAAGAAATCAACAATATTGCCCGAATCGTCTATAGGGACCGTAACCGGACAAGACTCTTTATTGAAAGTAATAGTATCAAACGCGGCATAAGTCATGAGATATCGCATTATCCCGTCATCCACCAAGAAAGCGTCGTTTCTGCCTAAATCTCTGGAGATATAGGGGATTTGCGATGAAGTATAGTTGAAAGCCGCAATAGCATTGACCTTCTTATCTAAAACTCCCGGAAGGTTGCTTGACACCAACAATATATGAACCATCGTCGGTAGAGTGAAGCTTATTTTTTTAGCTGTATAAGTCATATTGGCCGACTCTATATATATTATGTCATGGTCTATTCCCGAGTCGTCGGAAGACTCGTTGGTAAATATCAAGACTCCTTTCGGAGTCCCGGAGAGGTCGCCTTTTGTCGGGAAAGTGTATTGTTCCTGGTCTGCCATATGACCGACTCTCCAGACATCTATCTGACTTATCGTCGCTCTGGGCAATCCTTCTCCGCGAGCCTTGAATATTCCGCAAGCAAGACCGTATTGTGCCTCGTTCCGGTTGCAGTTGTCGGCAAAAGGCGCTGCCATATACTTCTCGTTTGATACGGCAAGTCCTTCATAGGGCAATAGGATGTTTTTATTCGAGGTTCCTACCACAGGTCTATCGGTATCTATCTCGAACCTGCTTAATGATGGAGAATAAAGGAAGTGTTTTGTGGCTATCAATTTATAGGTCGTAGAACCTGGTATCGGGTCAATATATCCGGTCGCTGCAATATTTGATACGTCGTCACCCGTCGGTTCTTCGTCTCCATTCCAAACATATTTAGCAACTTTTACAGGGACATTTTGCGGATAAGGGGAGAGCTCAACGTGCTTAGTCTCTGTGTCCTCGTATAGGAACCACCTTTTGAAGGCTACCGTTCCTTTTATGTCAAGGACGATCTTAATCGCTGCTACCGGTCTGCTTATCATCCCGCTTATATCTATCGTACTTAATCCACTCCCGAGATAAGTGTTGCTGCCTTGCCCGCCGACATTCTTCCAGGGGAGATCGCTGAAAGAAAGAGGACCTGACAGGTCCATCAAGTCTTCCCAAAGAGCTACGAATACTTGAGACGAAACTTCTACAGGATCGTCGTTCTGAATATATTCGAACTGAAGATCGATGTATCTTGGAATGACGTCCGGTTGTAAGAAGGCGTATAATGTTGTCTCTCCACCCAAGTCTTTTTCGAATAAGGAATCTCCATAGTTGTTGACCGACTTTAGAAAAGATTCATTATCCGAGTCTAATCCGACATAGTACGACTTATTTTTCAGTATTTCTAAGGAGTCTACCTTACCTACCGTTATCTGATAGGCAGTCACCAGCTCGTCGGGGGATCTCTCCGCGGGGGTCCTGTTTTTTGCCCTTGAAAACTGTCTTAGACTTGCAGAAGAAACGGAATAAACATCGTCTTTGACCTGTCCGCTCGTATCGGAATAAAGGACATAACTCCGCGGCAAGACGCCGCCCTTCAGCTCGCGTAGAATATCTTCAAACTTCGTCCTCTTAGCGATCGAATAGCTTCCAACCTTTACAAGAGTAGGATAAGTGGAGGTTAGGCTCAAGTTGCTCGCGCCGCTCCTGGTCAATAGATCGGTCAGGAGTTCTTGAAGGGAATAGTTGGAATCTATGAGATAAGCCGTGATAATGGCGTTCTTTATAATGTCTGAGAGAAGCCATTCTTTCTGATAGACTACGTAATCTCTTATATGATTGGGAATTGTTGTGCTTGGTAAAATGATCTGTCCCTTTAGTGCACCCAAAACAAAGCCCTGGTCCCCCGGCAGGACCTCCTTTTCCGATATAAGCCCTGTCGGAGTCGGCTGTTCATCTGTCAATTCTTCTGTAGTGAACCAATCTTTTGTCTTTGGGTTTATGAATGGGGAAAGGATCTTTACGCCCACGAACATAGACTCATCTATCGTTTTCGGACTGCCTGATGAGTCTTGTATAGTCAAGACTATTCCGTCTCCAACTACCGTTTTATCTACTGTTATTATGTCGTCTGTCGTTTCATACCCCGTGATAAACAGATCATAGCTATATCTATAAAGACAGCCCGCAAGGATATTCCCCAGGCCAGGGATTAAAGAAGTGAAAATTGCACAACCTTCAAGCAGTTCAAAATCCGCACCAAGATGTATTTGACTAGGATAAGAAGTTAGCGCGAAGGAGATATCCCCCAGGGAAATTTCTATTACATCATTCGGTTTTGCGGACTTATTGATGGTCGTCTTCACTTCCGCTACGCGTGCGTCTTCATCTCCATTGACATAAAGAAAGGTAGTCATCTCTATATTGACCTGATCGTTCAGAAATGGGCCGGGGTTCTTTATCTCAAGCTTTATATTGGATAGTCTTCCTAATATATAAGGCTTTGTAGAATAAGCCGAAGGAATGGTAAGTTGTATCCGCGGGCGAATTAAGCCGCCGGTAGGCCCCGCAAAGTCATACCAATTAGTCGTCTCTGAATACAGTAAAGTCTTAGTTTCATCATAAGCTCCATTGAAAGAAACGACCCGTTTAGTGCTGTTGTTTCTATTAATCGTATCGAAGACGACTTCCGACCTTAAGACCCAATATAGATCACAATAAGCCTCTACAGAGACTTTTCTTGTTTTTGCATCGTATTTCGGCGTCCCTATATAGCCGACGAAACGTTGTTCGCTTATTGGGTTGGTCTTGCCCCAAATTCTCATTACCCTTATCCGTCTTCCAGCCTTCAATAAAGGCTCATCATCGGCTCCCAGAATAGGGTCGGAGTTTCTATACCAATAAGCACCGTCTATCCCTTGAAGAGTTAGAGTCGAAGAGATATAATCGACGTCTCTGTCGAGAGTCCCTGTCCCCAGGCGGACTTCTACCCAAGAAGCACCATCATATACTTCGACCTTATACTTTAGATTGAAGAAATTCTGAGTCCCTATATACGTCATGACGTCACCACAGGCTCAAAAGTCAGGGTAATGTTGTATCTCTGGGGGACAGTCCGCGTTATATAGGTGTGACTTATGTTGGATAACACGCACTGGTGTTTGTGTAACGGTTCCAGCTCTGTAAGAGTAGTTACACCCACGGGAAATACTCCGTCGCTTTCGGCTCTGCGATACACATGATCCTTTATTGTAAAGACCGTTTGCATAGCTGCTAGGGTATTCCAAAACAAGAGTTCTTCTTCATCGCCATAAAGGATTTCGGCCGTGAAAGAAGTTCTCTGGTAATCGCCAATAATAATTGTCATGGGTTGATTCTTCAAATCGATATCTTTCTGGACCGAGACTGAAGAACCATCTCGCATCGAGGTCGGGTTTACTTTCAGTTCTTTGTTTTTTTGTTCGCTGCCCTCTGTGTATGTAATTAACCATTTATAGGTCATGATGATCCTCCTCTCAAAAAGAAGAAGGAGAGCGGGGGATATCCCCGCCCTCTAATTAACTAGAATATCCGCGTTGAATATTGATGCCGTACATATAAAAAGCGTCCGGCATAGCAAAGGTCTGCAACTTAAACTCTTTCATAGTCCTTGTAAGTTCTCTTATTGCCTCTGTATTGTCTCTTGTACTTTCTGAATTGTCTGTAAGAGAACCGATTATTGCCCCGGCGAGCGCCGAGACTATAACGGTTCCAAAGGAGATCATAGGATTGGAATATCCCATACTTGCTATCATCGAAGTTAGAGCCGGGCCAACTGTCTGACCGAATTGAGCTCCTATATTCATTCCCTTTACCCAACCCTGGTCTTGATCGAATAGTCCAGTAAATATGTTTATGAAATTCTCCGCCATAAGAGAGTAAGCTTCCTTCATTTGTTGCTCGGTTATCTTCGGGTCAAGGAACTTTGTCGCATCTGAAAGTAGGTTAAAGAATCCTTTGAAGGCTGGATGAGACACAGACCCGGCAATACCTCCGAGCCCGGTGCCTATCGCTTCTCTCAATTCATCAATGGCGGCTGTCTTTTCAATCTCGTTGTTTAATTTTTCAAGGGAGCCCCCCGCTTCGGCAATGAGGGAGAATATCTCAGCCATCTTCTCCACCATCTCAGGGAAGGAATCGATCTTCTCAAGTTCCTGAATTGCCTTTTCTAGTGCCGCCTTATACTGCGGGTCTTCTATTTCATAGAATCCTAAACCCTCTTGATATTCCTCAAGTAAGGTTTTGTAATCCTCTACTCCCTTATTAGCCTGTTCTAAAACCTTCTCCAGCCAGAGTTGTTGCAATCTTTCTGTATTAAAGCCCATAGACTTCACGAAGTCTATCTTATTTTTCTCTGCAAGCAAGCCCTGTGCTGTCCGCTTTAGATTCGCCTCAAAGGTCGATTCTGGTTCTAGTGCAAGTGCATTTTCTATCTCCGAGATGTAATCCAGCATACTCTGGTAGATATAGCCGCCTTCACCGATCCCTTGTTCCTCGAACATGGTTATGAAGGATATAATCTTTTCATAGAAAGCAACAAATTGTTCGGCGGTAACTTCCCCGTCCGGGATCTCCATCGTTGCCAACATCGGGGCAACATTTTCATCCCACCAACCTCTATCTATGAGTCCTACTTCTTTCATCTGGTCATAGATATTCTTGACGCTAGAGATATAGTCGTAGAAAGTGTTCGTCATCTCTTCTGTCTGAAGGGAGAAGTTAGTCACAACGTATTCTCCGGCAAGGGAGCCTATCTCGTCATAGAGAAGTTTTACGTCGGCGAGTTTCCCCCTTATGCTCGCGCTTAGGCTGTCTTTATAAGTCTTATTCTCTTCTTCTGCAAAAAGATCTGCGGCGAGTGCGCTGAGATATTCCGGTGAAGCTATCTCGTTTATGATATTTGCAAGTCTAAAGGCTAAAGCGTCCTGAAAACTACCAACGTTGGCCAATGCGTATGGAGCGGATAACCCTTTAGTCAAGCTAGTCTTAAACCCCACCGGAGCCGTCGATTCAATAAAAGCTAACTGATCGAGTATATCCAGGACCATCTTATATCTCTGTTGTGGGTCTGAAGTTCCAGTCATCGAGAGGACGTTTTCTTGAGTCGTCTTCAGTTTCCAGAGAAGGTTCTCCTGGATATTAAATGCGGACAAAGCCGTGCTGTCTGTAACGCGTGCTTTTAAGCTATTAAGCAAACTTTGTATAGCCGGAGCGTTGGCATAATCCGCATCGCTTAGTATCAAGTCTCTTAACTCGACATAATCATTTAAGAAGTCTAAAGCGGCAGTTAAGTCAGACACATCCCTCTGTTGAAGCTCCTCTACTGCGAATCCGTATTTTGAAGAGAACTTTCTTTGGGCATCTTCAGAGAAGGTCTTTATATTGTCTATACGTTCTTTGACTTCTTCGATCTTGTTTTCAAGATCAGTCAGGCTAACTGAGCTGGGATCGCTTATCGCCTGATCTATCAACCTCGCTATCTCTTCTATCCCTAACAAGACTTGTTCAGTCCCGCCGATTCCATAGCTGGCAGCTTCATTTATCATAGATACATTACTGCTAAGACCGAGCACATAATCTCTAAGTGTTGTTCGAACCATCGATTGTGAATGAGGATATCCAGTCTGGACTTGCCTTATCATATCGATAATGTTGACTATTTCGGAGTCTCTTATGTCTATATTAGTCATGTCGGTGAGTTCTCTAAGCCACATATTTATCTGTTGGGCTATGAGGTCTCCCATTATACCCCCGATAATGTTGCTGGCGAAGAGGCTTGCCGCGGCCAACTTTCCTTTGAATTTTTGAGCTAATTGGTATTGGACTATTACATCCTTCTCTCCTTTTATCGTTTCCAATTCAGCCTGGAGATCCTGAAGAATAGTGTTAGACTCAATCTCTTCCTCAATCCTATCGTAACCATCGAGAAGGTCTTTGATGTTTGAAGAAAGTACCACCACTCTTTTGGCTACGTTAGTTAAAGAGGCCAAGTCTGTAGCTTCTGCAAAATTGATAGAAGCTAAATCAGAGAGGAGTGCATCGATAGTCTCGATGTCTTTGCCTGCGTTCGGTTGGGTCGTCAACCATCTTCTTCTGGATATAAGATCGGTCCTCATTTGATAGATATTACTCTTAAACATAGACTTCAATTCTTTGGTTAAAGATCCTTCTATCATGGCTTGGGCGTCTTCCGCCCCGGGCAACCTGTTATCGCCAACCACAGCGGAAAGAGAAAGGAGGATACTTGAATATTCTCCAAGGGCTAGATTTTCCGCGTCCTTCTTAATCGATTCTATAAGAGAGGTCTTAGCATTGACATAACTCTTTTCAAGCCCTTCTATGATTTCTAATACGTTTTGCGGGATCTGTCCCTCGTAATGCTCAGATATATCCGCCTTCAACTGAATGAGCCTATCGTTGTAGTCCTGGAGAGAGATTGCGGTGTTGAGCGATATTTCTCCAATTTGTTCTATAGTCAAACCGAATCTTTGAGTAAAGTCGTTCTGGACCTCAGACAAATCTACTAGCGCTTGCTTCATTTTAGCTATGATGGCTTCGAGATTGTTTAAGTCTCCTTCTTCAAGGAAATCGGTCCCTGTAATTTCTCCTCTTAAAGCGGCGACAGCCTCATCGATTAAAGAGAGTAGTCCTCCTCTGTCTTCCCATCCCCACGGCATTGCCTCTGTCAATTGCTGACGATAGCCATAAAGAGTGCTCAACCAATCAAGTGATTGATCGATCATTCGTTCCCTGAATTGAGAAGTGTCGGTCCTTTCTATCACCATTTGTTTGAAGGAACCGAGGTAGTCCATCTTAAACTGAGTACCGTAGTCATCGACTATTTCAGTAAGGGAATTGAACATTTCAGTCAGATTGTTTATAGCATATGTGCTATAGGCAGAGACTTCTTTTGTCTGAAGGATCTGCATTTGAGCCTTTAATTCGTCCCTGAGCTGTCCCGCTGCACGGGCTTGCTCATAGATCGAGGTCATCGAGCTCACTTCATCAAACCTCTTCTGATAGTCTCTGAACTGCTTGGTATATTCGTTGGAAAGAGAGTTAAACTCGTCAGTCCAGAGATCCACAGACTCTCTTATGGTCAAGATGTCTTCGAGGTAGGTAAAAACCTCTCCGGGAGCCGTCGCCTGTGCAGGCATGGCTTCAAGCTGCTTTATATACTCTTTGATCTTGTCGTATTCGGGACCACCATAGCCCATAAGCCAGTAATCGAAATGAAGGTCGGCTAGACTCTTAATGAGGTCTAGTTGTGGTTCGTAAGCCGATAGAATATTCTCCTCGACATTCCTCATCCCTTCGGCAAGAAAGGGGATTGAAGTATCGATTTCAGCCCTTGCTTGCTCATATACCTCACGGTACTTGCGAATGTTTTCAACCGTATCAAGGGAGAGTTCGGAGAAACGGTCAAAATACCCCTCGTATTGCCCCAAGAAGCGAGTTTGTTCTTCTCTAACCTCTCTGGACGTATCAGTTATAAACTTTAATTCTAGGTCTAACCTCGCAAGGATTTCGACTCCCTGGTCAAGAAGGTTCTCTTTAGTTATAGAATCTAGCCCCGAAATGTATTCATCCAGCTTTCTAATTGTTTCAGGGGCAGAGATGCCATACTGTAAAGCTTCATTTATAGTCTCGCGGAGAGAGGTTAGATTATCCTTCAAGCCGATTACCTGGTCGTCGATATAGTCGTACTCTCTCTGTCCTCTTTCGGCTCTTGAATATATCTCTATTTCCTCTATGACTCTGGAGACTGTGTTATCGGTATTCATAACAAAGTAATCTGCTATAGCCGCGTTGTACTCTTTCTCTCTTTGAGCGAGTTCTTTTGAAAGTAGGCTTTTGACAAATGGATCGGTTATATCGAGAGTTCGCATCTCTTGCAAAGCACGTCTATATACTTCAATCGACTCATTATCCGAGCCTATAATTGTGTCAATCGACTCTAATATTCTTTCTGCCTCTCTTTGTGCTTCGGTTCTTCTTGAAGCTGTTGCGGTCGAGATCCTGTCAAACTCATCTGTAAACTTTTCTAACTCTACTGCCGCCTCTTTTGCCTCTTCAAGAGTAGTTATAGGTGTTTCCAAAAAGGAAATAAGTCTGTTTTTAAGAAGAGTCAGATCGGGAAGATATTCCGCCGCAAAACCGGAGTCTATATAAGATTGGATATCTGAATCCACAGAAGCTACAACCCCTATTATCGAAGCATATATATCACCGTATAATTGATCTAAAGAGGTCTGTATAAGCTTTGCGAGTCCAGTCCCGCCAAGTTCACGGTTTAGGCCCAAGAGATTCTCTATGCTGGTTATCTGGTCGGTAAACTGACCGTACTGTGTCTGGTTTAAGAGAGCTTCGATGTTCTGTTGAGCGCCAAATCTGGTTTTTTGAACCTCTCTATTGAATCTATCGTACACAGCTTTTCTCTGATCGGCATTAAGAGAGGCTATGAGTCCAGACACATCTTCGCTGAAAGCTAGTCCGGCGGTATCTCCGCTTATCAAGGAACTCATTATTGCGTATATGTCTTCTACCCTGATTGTTAGAGACTCGGCAAGCCTCTTCTCCCCGCGCTCAAAAATCTCCTCCATACCATTCACTATCAATTGTATGGTTTCGTTCTTGTCATACATGCTAATCCCGGCTTCTATACTAGCCGAGAGTTCATTGTAGCTATCAATTCTAGCCTGTAGGACAGAGGATAGATCAAGGAGGGATTGGAGTTTATTGAGATCGGCGCCCGTCCCTTGCTTGGCAATCGCTTCAACCTCTTTTTTTGCCTGTTCGATAGTGGAGATAATCGTTGTCCGTAGCGTATTTTTCCCGATTATCGCCAGGTTATCCTCCATCGATTCGGCATTAGAAAGGATATTATCATACATTTCAAGGATCGCGTCGAATAGATTCTGGTATTGTTCTTCTAAGATGGGTTCGTTCTGGTTCTGTCTTAGAAGATTTATGGTGTTGGTTAATTCTTTCTGAGTAGAACCTACGTTTCCATAGATTGCATCTACTATGGTAGATGACCATGAATTGACATATCCCATCAGTTCGGACAGTTTATCAAGATCTTGTTCAGTAAGACTTGTCGGGTCGATCTCCTTAAGGCTGGTCTGTATATCGTTTAGTTCGTTCTCGATATATACCATGTCTCTTGACCCTATGAGATTTATCAATCGATCTACATAGGTCTTCAAGACCTCTGGGACTGTGGTAAAAACATGTCTGGTCTTATTCCTTATGACCGCGGCTTTTTTAGTCAGGTCTGATTGCATTTCTGCCGCCAGCTCTATTGGGAAAGTTACTCCGTCAAGAACGCTCTGGTATTGGCTAAGAAACTGTTCGGTATTCTCCTTTATCTGAAGCTCTAAATCACCAAGACGTTCAATAAAAGAACTCCCGGCGCCGATATCGAAGGCGTCCTGCAACTTTTCTATTATTAATGGGTCTTCTATGCCTAAAGCCTTAGTCTGAGCAGCAACAAGTGCGGAGACTTGACTTATGTATTTAGTAACGATCTCTATTTCTTTGTCTGGGGAATACGCCCCGGACCAACGGAGATCGCGTACCTGAGTGTCTGGCATAGAAAGCTTCATCTCGTCAAGTTGACGTCTTATGACCGATTCCGCCTCAGAAAGCGTATCCTCTCTCTTATTGATTATGTCGGAATACTTCTTTATCCAGTCAACACTTCTATCACCGGCAAGGATCATGTTCTGAACTATTGCGAACTCTTCAGAAGAAAGCATATCGAGGTTTCCGATAATGTCTTTATAGAGAGATTCTATGTCTAGTTCCTCCGGTTTCGCCGACTTTACCTGTCCGACAAGTATTCCTAGCTGAGAAACAAGTTTGTCCCCTCTGACCCCGGGCTGCCCTATAGCAAGCTGGGCTATGTCTTCCCAATTGGCTCCAAAATTAGTCTTGAAGAGATAGTTAATTGCCTCTTCTGTCGTGGCAAAAGTTGCATCCTCAATTTCCTTAAGAGAGTTAAGCTCATTGGTTATGTATTCAAGAGCAAGTTCTTGAATTGCTACCATATCCTCTAAGAAGGGTTTATAGATCCCTATTATTTCCGGGGCTAGACTCTCCTCTTTCGTACTCTCAAGGAGATTTAGTCTGGCTAACATCCCTTTCCACGAAGTCTTACCAAACGTGGTTGATAGAACTTGTTCCAGTGGCTGCAAGTCTTTGAAGGTCTGAAAATAGTCATCAAGAGCATAAACAACGCTACTTTTCTCGACCATATGATACGCCGCGAACTGAGATTGTAAGTTCTTAATTTGTTCAAGCGCTTTGAATGAATCGAGAGAGAGAATCGTCTTCATAACGTCGGAGTAAATCTTGTTGATTGCACCAACACCGATCTCGATATCCTCTCCTATATCTCCGAGGACATTTGTTTGCTCCTGGATATTGAAAGACTTTATAAGCGCATCAAGATCATCCTGGGGAATTTCGACATCCTGGAGCTCGTTCCCCAACCCCTCTATCCTCTTTGTGGCCTGTCCAATTGCAGCACTTAAAATAAGAATCTGCTTCAAGGACCTTTCTGTGTTTTCTCCCTGTAAGGCTTCTATAAGTTTTTCTGCATTGTCGAAGTCTAGGTTAGAGATATCAAAATTAGCATCAATATAATCCGAGAAGGCCATTCCTTCTATTTCTTTTGTATATTCTTGGAAGAGTTCTATATAGCTTCTATAACCTTCGAAAAGTAACATATACTCTCTTTTCACGTTTTTGAGGTCAAGAGAGTCGAAGATGGACACGAACTCCTTCCCTGCGGAACTTCTTCTTTCCTCTGGTAAACTAAGAATCTCGTTATAGATAGCCTCATACCGGTCAAGCTCTTCGATTAGGTTCGTTAACCCTTCCATCCGCTTACCTAAAATCTCGGTGATTGCCAATTGAGACTCGTAAAATGCACCTTCATTGGAAACACCATAGAGATGTCTGAATATTTCCCTATATGTCTCCATTGGACTCTTTAGGCTTTGTGTATAAAAGTCTTTCTGCAACAAGGCTAATAAAGCAGAAGAAGTCCCCGTTTTGCCGGTTATTGTATTGATTAAGCCGCCAAACCCTGACTCTTTTATCTTCTGGTCCAGTAGGTCTTGAAGAGAGCCGGAAAGCGCTTCTTGGACAGCCTTGATATTGTCGGGGTCGAACTCAAGCAAGAGTTTTATATTCTTCTCTTTTGGTAGCTTGTCCAACAATTCCTGCGCATACATATAAGACTCTTCGTCAATGTCAAAAGACAACTTGCCATCGATCTCACTTATCTTGGTGACAAAAGGAATGAGTTCTCTTATCCTGTCTTTAGTCTTGGTCAAAGCGAGCTGTAATTTCTGTTGTTCAAAAGCTGCATCTTTTGTCGAAGAATCTATTTTACTAAGCTGAACTTGTAAGTCTTTATATCCTTTTGTAAGGGTATCTACTTCATTGTCTAGCCTCGTGTAGTGCCGCCTAAGTTGTTCTACCTTTTCAAGATGAGAGACTATTGCGAAACCTATCCCAGCAATAGCCGCGGTGACTAAGCCAAGCCAACCCTTTGAAAGGAAAGCGGTTTTTGTGAATATCTTATAGAAAGCGTTTATGACCGTGGGAGCTACTGTCGCTGTAATCAATGCCCCGATCCTTTCCGGGTCTATCGCTCCCGCCAGGGCATTGAGTAGTTCGTCTCCAAAAGTCCTGGTCAGGTTATAAGCAGTATTCTTTAATTCCTGAACCGCACTCTTAAAGCTGTCAAACTGTAAGGAGACGGCCCTTTCTGCGGCACCAAAAGAAGAGATAGAGGTTGCGGCCGCATCGACCACGAGATCAAAATTCTCAAGGACCGCCACAAGATCGGCATATCTTCTGCGTCCGACAATAGCGCTGGCAACGGCGTTTTTCTGAGACTCGTCTACCGTCTTCCATCTGTCCGCCATTTGAGCCAGGAGCTCCACCAACGGTTGATTAACGATATCTACCATAGGAAGACCAAGAAGGTTAGATATTTCTCTCTGGGATTGTTCGCTACCATAAATCCTACTTATTATCACCTTCCAGGCATTACCTATTTCGTTTCCCGCTTTTTTAGTCACGGTTCCCGCCGTGGCAATGATTGCGGACATGTCATCTATCGTAGCCCCGGTTATAGAAGCTACTTGTCCCACGATAGAAAGCCCTTCTGTAAGGTCTTTTGCTTCTACTGCAAAGTTGTTGGCTACGTTCGTTATCTTGTCAACTGTCTGAGCAAGATCCTCAGCCGCTATATTGAATTGTTTTGACATAGCGATAAGCGCTTTAGTAGATTCTTCTGCGCTTAAAGGGGTCGCCTGAGTCGCTAAAAGTCCGGCTTGAGTGGCATATAAGAGTTCTTCGCCTCTCAGACCCTGCCGTGCAAACTCGGTCATGACATCGAGGGTATCTTGAATCTTCATGCGGTAAGCATCTGCAAGGACCATTGCTGTTTCAAAATATCTCTCGACTGTCCCGGTATCGCTTGTAACTTTCTGGAGAGTAATAAACTTCTCCTCGATCTCCGACAACATAGAAACGTATTTCTGGAAGGATCTGATGGTCCCATATATTAGGGTTGTAGCGACCAACCAGGTAAAAACCTTTTGCGCGGCGAGCCCTACGGTCTGAATATTTCTAAGAGTATCGACTACGCCACGACCGGCCCTTTTCGCAACATCAAACTTCCCGGGTATACCATCGAAGGCTTTAGCAAAGTCATTAACCGCCTTCACGGAGGTAGAGACTTCGCCGGTCATTCTGTTGAATGTATAAGTAGCTTCATAGAGTGCTTTTTGCCCATTGCCTATATCGACTACAAATTGCTTGGTCTTTTTCATGGCGTCAAGAGGAATCGATTCTTGGTCAATACCTCTAACTTTCTCCCATTCACGGACATAACTTTCCATTTGCTCTTTCATGACCGGAACGGAGTCTTTTATCTCCCGCGCCAAGTCCATAAAGGCGCTCTGTGTTTTTCTAGTGACTTCAGTTGCATTGCTGAAGTTGTTGACCATAGCCTGGCCGCTTAACTTGACTTTGTTAGGGATCTCATCAAGTGATTTCGCAAACTCGTTATGTGCCTTTACGTTGGCTACTACTTGTTTATTCACTTCGTCATAGGCATAACTTATTTCATAAAGAGCTTTTTTGCCGTCTTCAAGCTCGATGACAAAATAGTCAGGATCTGCTATCTTACTTAAGGGGGTTTGTCTTTTTTGTTCCTCCGACATTTTGGCCCATTCATCGGCAAACTTTTTTATTCTCTCTTCCGCTTTAGGGAAAGACTCGTTGATGTGTCTATTGAAAGTTTGGAAAGCTTCTCCATATCTGGTCTTGATGGTCGTTGCCGTTTCTTCGAGCGAGGTTTTTACCTTTTCGACTGGCTCGACCGCCTGACCAAAGACTTTCATTGTGGGAATATCCTTCATAGACTTTGCTACATCATTAGAAGCTTTAACAACGGCGGTCATTTCGTCCTTGAGCCTGTCATACTGATAAGTTACTTCAAAGATAGCTTTTTTGCCGTCTTCCATATCTAAGGCTATTTGTTGAGAGGGGATAAGACTCTTAAGGGGGGTTTGTCCTTTGACTTCTGGTGATTGCTGATCCCATATATCGACGAGCTTTCGCATCTCTTCCTGGATCTTCGGGATCGTTTTTTGTACCTCGGCGGATAACGCGGCGAAAGCGTCTTTATATGTAGCGGGAATACTTGAGCTTATTTCCTTGTTCTTCTTTACAAAGTCGCTAAGACTCTTGGTAAATTTTTGTTCTACCTGTTTTGACTGACTTTCTATAGAGGCTCCGACTTGTTGATTCACCTTGTTTATCGCGTCGCTGAGGCTACTTACTTGTTGTTTCGCGTTTTCTATTCCTTTAGTGTTGATAGGCGCTGCAACTTTCCCTGTAATTGTACCTAGTCTATTGAAGTCGGTTATGATTGTGGTAAGCTGTTTCTGGACATTAGTCATTTCTGTGGTGAGGCGTTGTAAACCTTTCAAGTCTATATTCTGTCCAATCTGATCGGCCCGCTCATCAATCTTGTTAAACGTCTCAAAGACTTTTTTGGCATCAACGCCCATAGTCAATAGATAATCATAGGTGTCTTGTGGTTCCATGTTTATCCCCCCCTAATCGTTCCCGTCGCCTATAAAGACGAACCCGTCATCATCAGGACCAGCTATGGGTCTGATATTCCTCATGTACTTGAGGTAATAATCCATTCTCTGAGACTCAAGATCGTCGTAGCGCTTCTTGACCCATTCGTCCACTTTTTCATCGATCTTGATAATTGAGTCCGGCGGTCTGTTGACGGGTTCGGACAAGATGTTGTTGTAAAAAACAACATAGCTAATGAATTTGGAAAGCAAAGGGTTTATTTGTGAAGCATATGACGGAAGTCGAAAAACGGGGAGATTTAACTCCTCCCCTACTTTTTGTCTGTCTTTCCAGTGTCTTGAACGGGCAAGCTTCCTAAAAAACGATCACCATACTTGACATAGAAGGCTAGTATTTGTTGCCATATCTTGTCTATGACCATCTCTGTCTCTTTTAGTAAGTCATCGAAAGAAGCCCATTTAGGACTTCCGTCCTCTAGTCTAGTCAGTCTATATACGTAATAAGCTCTTCTTTGAGTGTCCGCCAGGGAATCCGCTGAAAGGCTGACGATGTTTTCTTTCGTTTCCTTAAGTTTTATATATTCCTCATATGCTTCTTTATATGCGGCATCGGCATTGATAACTTCCCCCGCGAGTCTTTCTTCAGGGTTTTCTACAACCTTTTTTCTGAGATTCAAATAGCGCAAGGATTGTTCTCGAAGCTCTTTTTCTGCTTCCATAAACTTCTTTTCGTCTTCTTTAGTCCATAACCCCTGAGCGTCCATTAAAGCCATAAGCTTTTGTAAGGGGAGTGCGCCGCCCTTTATGTATGTAAGATACATCTTTGAATAGACGAAGTTGGCTTCTCCCGCAACTTCCGCGGAGGGGAAATAGAGTCTGAACTTAACGCCGGGTGCATACTCCCAGAGTTTATAGCCATGCTCGATTGTGTCAAAAGCCTCCGCCGCCTCGACGGCGGTTATTCCTTCGTCATCTTCGGGATGTAAAGCTTTGACAGCCTCGTTTTCTTTTATTTCAATCCCCAGGGTCGCTACCTGGTCGTCTCTTTCGCTCATTCAATCCCCCCCCATGTCTGAATATACTTTCATCTTCTTAAAAGTCTTTATGTTGAACACCTCAAACTCAAGAGAATCGTTTTCCTTCTTGACGGCTTCTTGTTCAAAAGATACATTGTCAAAACTACCCTCAAGTAAGTATTCTCCAATATAGAATCCTAAGAAGCCTAAAGGCGTCAACAACGATTGCTGCATATAATGCTGGTATTCGCGTCTTAAATCTGTGTATGTCAAACATTCGTTTTTAAGTATTATGAAAGGCGCTATCGTTATTCCTGTGAATGAAGGGTTTTTGGTTTCTATTGGGATCAATATCGGGTCGGCGTTCAACGCAAAAATTGCCCCGGCAAAATTCAACGCAAGGCAAGCGTATAGTATCGTGAGGGGGATAGTTACCCACGGGTTTGTGTATAGATTTTCCATTATTCCACCCCTAGATCGAAGTAGTATTGTCCTGGTATTATGGTGACAAGTTCTTTAGTGTTCCAGACAAAAACATCAAACATCAGGCCGTCTTCTCTTGCCCGGTCTGCGTCTAGTTCAAACCAGTTCTCATTGTAGCTTTTGCCCAATATGCATCGCTGCCATTGATAGCCTATCGCCGCACCAAATGGAGTTAATAGGGCACTTTGTATATAGTGTTGATACTCATGCCTGATGGTTGTATAATTTCCGACTTTCTCATTAAGATGAATAGTAAAGAGAGACTGAAACGCTGCCGGAGCGGAGCCATAGGCGACTTTCGCGCCAGAGAGATCCCCTCTAATAACTAGAGGCGGAGCGTTGAGCATGTAGGTTGATAATGAAAAGTTTCCACACAATAGAAGAAAGACTATGGATAAGGCGATTGTCAATAACTTGTTGCTATAAAAGACTTCCATTTTAAAAGCCTCCTGTTGATAAAAAATGAGGGTAAGTCGCATTGAGAACATGATTGCTCTCATTGAAACTTACCCCTCTTCGACGAACCTAACTATTTACTTCTAAGCTTTTTTAGACTTTCTTTCCCTTTATATATCCAGTTATAGAGTTCTTCTACAAACCAGACAGCCTTTAATTCCCAAACCTCGTAGAATGTTGAATAGTGGTCTTTCCCAGCGTAGCTTGCAGCCTTATCCAACTTCCTGCCTTTGATAAACTGTTTTACTTTCCGTCTACAAACTCTTGCGTTGTTCTTTCTGGCCGTTTTAGGTTTTCCTCGATGAATCCTGACTGCTTTTGTATAGCTTCTGCTCATGGGTTCCCTCCAAAAATAGAAGTTAAGCCACGGCATTATCCCTCCTTTAATTCGATCGATCTATCCCTAATTTTGCCTCTACCCATCGTTTAGTTTCTGGTGCGAGAGTTATATTGTCTTTATTCTTTAGGTAGAACTCTCTTGTGTCGTCTCGCCCGGTAATGGCGCGTCCGGCGCCACGCCAATCTGCCAACATCTCTTTTCGGTATCTCATTGGCATTTCTTGAGGTAAGACCTTGCCGCTATCTTTCCAGAGTAGCCAATATTGCCAATGGTGTCTGTTTCGGTTTTGATGTTTAAGCCATGCAATGTTATATTGCGTCTTCCATTCCGGTCTGGTTATGTATGACATGTAGAAATGTCGCATATAAGGAATCCATTCATCAGGCAGGAACTTGCTTATGTCATGTGTTAAACCTCGCCAAGGAATTCCTAACTTACAACATTCGACAAATACGTACCAACGATGTTTTAGCAGGTATTTCAGATACTTAAAAAAGGGGTTCACCTATTCATCTCCTAATCTTTTCTGGCGGCGGGAGAGAGAGTCGAACTCTCAAAGGCTTTCGCCCGACGGTTTTCAAGACCGCTGCCTTGCCAATTAGACTACCCCGCCGCAAACAAGATACTCTTGAGTAAGTTACTTTCGGGTATGTAAGATGCCTATCCTGGGAGCGAGGGAGGGAGTTGAACCCTCCTATAAGGCTTATGAGACCTTCGAGTGGCCGCTACTCTACCTCGCCCTGTATTTTGCTAAAGGGTATAAGTAACAAAGGGGAGTCTGGCGCTCTCATTAGTATCCGAGGCAACTTGCAAGTCAGGGAATTGCACAGGGAAAAATTCCTTCCACATTTCCATCATTTCAAGAGAAGAGATTCGCTCTTCTAACTTATGAATCCTTGCCTCAAGTTCCTTATGTCTTTTGTCAAGCTCTTTGTTTCTTCTTTCAAGCTGATGCTTTTCGATCTCATCTTTATGTGCGGCGACGAACGCCTCATGACAGGCTATAGAACAAAAATCATACTGCTTGCCGTTAAGTTCAACGGTATAAAAACTATCTTTGTCAGGGATCGCTTCACCGCAATGATCGCAAAAACGTTTAGTCAATCTCAATTCCCTCCCGTTATTTCTTTTTCTATATATGCTTCTTCTTCTGATGTCCAAGATGGATTCGCCCGTAATGCCTTTAATATTTCATCTCTGTTTTCTTTATAGAACTCATCGCCTTTTTTAAGAAGCGCGTCCGCATCGGGATCATCGGCGGCGCCCATTCTTACCGCCAGTCTCCTAAAGAAAGCAATGTTTAAGGCGTAACGAACATCTGTTTCATATCCACTGATTGCTATAAAATATTTCTCTGCATATTCCTTAGCGCCGTTCATGTCTCCTCCTTTCTCAGCTCGCTTATAAGCTGGAATCTTTGTTTAACTTCCCCGTCGCGCTCTACCAGACAAAGAAAGTCATCTATTGGCCGGGCATAGATTTCGCCGACGGTAGCTATCGACAAATAAGTGTTTAGGTAGTTATATACCATCTGGTAAATTACCAGTATTTCGCCGCTTTCGTGGTGTTTTGCAAGTCCAAGGACTCTATAGTTGTCTCCTTTGAAATGTTTATAAGTTGCTCCAAGGACTAAGCGGCGGAGTTCGTCCGTCTTTTCCCTAGCCCCGTCGCTGTGTTCTATATACACTTCTTGTTGGATAGATAAATTCCCCTTTTGAGGATTAGCAAAAGGGTTCTCTACTATCGCATCTCGAAGCGCTTTTATCTCGCCGCTAAGACCATATATCAATTGGCGTTCGTCGTTGACGGCCTCTTCTACATACTTGACCTTGTTGCATATTACTAAATTCCCCTTGGTAATCTTGGAAATTATTTCCTTCAACGTTTTTCTAAAAAACACAACCAACCAACTCCTTCTAGCAAAGGGAGCAGGATTCGAACCTGCATACATCCATGGATGAGATCAGCTTTACCTATTAAGCTACCCCTCTGCTCGTACTCCGGTCACATAAGGACTTTCCCTTTCAGCGGCTCGGCGTACTGTCCCGCGGATTAACTACCACGCCCGTTGACCTATCACTGCCCGTCGACATGCAGGGCGGACGTGGGGATCAATTCTGCCATACCGGTTAGCCGTTCTCGATGCGTCCATCGGAAGGTCCGATATGGAGGTTAATTTTATGCCCGCTTCTGCTTCGTCTCTGTACCTGAAACGGGCCAACGGATTACAACAGAGACTGCACCCGGCTATTGGTACAGAAAGACTTAACTGCTCTCTGGTTTAATATGACCCTGCCGGGGTCTAATGGGCGCGACAGGATTCGAACCTGTACGAATGGTCAAGATCCCCATTCTAGCGAGCTTTTTCACGTGTTCACTCACGAGACTCCTAACCTTTCGGTCACGATAGCATCTGCCAATTTTGCCATGCGCCCGCGTTTTTCTTTTCTGCATTATTCTGCAAAACTCTAGTTTTGTTCTTTATTTTGACCATCTTGCAGAATAAACTACCCTATCTGCTATATAACGTCCTTTTTGTCAAGCGATTCCGGGAAATCGAAGTCACGATCTACTGCATTATCAAAAGGATCTTCTTCCTCGTCTATGTCTTCGTATGTATAATCGAGGATATAGGCTTCGTTATTCGTTCTTTCGGCCAAGAGGTCAAAAGCTTCAACAATGTCTATTTGTTCGCCTTCGATTTCTTTAATTCCGTTAATGTACAATGCCTGATATGAACCTGAAGACCTAACGTGCACCCACAACGTCTTTGCTTTTATTCCCATAGAAATTGCGCCAGGGGACACCGTGCTTTAGCGCGGTGAGGAATGGCGCTCCCTCCTTTCACTGATAACTGTAGCCGTCTGAATGATGCAAAACTTTTAAGTATTTTGGATGTACATCAAAATCGTTCAGTCGAAACGATGGTCTGTTACGAACTGCCACACGTCCAATATGTACCCCGGTATGTTTACCTTCAGGAATTGTTGCCAGCACGATGTCGCCCGTCTGGAAACCGTAGTGAACACGGCCTTGTTTAGCTTTCGTGCGCGGGAAACCGTACTTATCCGGGCGACACATGATACGTGACTGGCGACCGGTAGCCTTAATAACCAGTGGTATTGTGCCAGAAGATATATACACTTTTTCTCCGCTTACACCCACGCAGGCTGCGTCAATCCAGTGTTCTTTCTGATAATTCTGTCGTACTCGATTGTATTTAGTCCGTGCACCAGTACCGACTTCCATTGGTAAGCCTAATTGTTTTAAGCTGCGATAAAGTGTCCAACGTGTTGTATTCATAACCGCCGCATCTTTCAATGGTTGCTTCGCTTTGTCCTGAATTGTTGGATGTCCGAACTCTGTTGCCGTCTGATTGCCTTTATGCTGATTACATACGGTACAAGACAGTGTTAGGTTGCTTACCCTATTTGACCCACCACGAGACTTTGGAATAATATGTTCGATTTCTAGTGGCGCGCCAGTCGCTCCGCAATAAGCACACCTTCGACCAAACTTTTCAAGCAAATACTCACGCACTTCATATCCCATCAATTCGCCTTGTTTATACTCAATACCACTGATTTCCGGGTTTTGCATAGCCTGTGTGTCAAATTTCACCAACTCCATACTCACGGCGCAGATAGGTGTGAACCTACGCAATCGTTCTGTCCATGTCAACACGTTGTCCACGCGACTTCGCAGCGACGGCGGTATCCACCCCTCGGCCCGGCGGCGATTGTCGAAACGCGGCTGACGGTAGCGAGTCTTACGTGATCTGCGTGCACGCCGCAACTGTTTTCTTGACAGCATACTTGCTTTTATCTGTTCTCCACGGTGGTTAAGTTCGCCTGCCCATACCACGCGTTTCCCACGCTGGCCATCAGCGACCAGCGCCAACCCTGTAGTTTTGCTACCCGGGTCAATCTTCAATGCAACTGGTTGTACATCACCACCCTCACGGTCCAGCAGGATGATGGTGAACGGGTAGCGGCGTAACACTTTTGCCCGTCTATTTTTTAGTAATTCCCTTGCCCGCGCTGGATGACACGGCATCAGTGGCTCTCTGTTTTTGTCAACTACAAATACACGTTGCATAGATAGTTACCTCTCAATTCTCGGCATACGCCGGTAAAGTCCACCTCGCCAATGTTATCAAGTGGTTTAATGTGAACAACACTGGTTTAGACCCTCAACCTGTTTAATCATTCACCGCAGTGTCCGGGGCTGGTGGCGTCACCCCGGAGTGCCTATGTATTCACCCGTAACGTAGTGCTCAAAACACTCAAGCTGGTCAACAAGAGCTACAAGCTCCCGGCTTTAGCCGTGGGTCGTTGACTGACGTATCAGATCAGCACTCTAACCAACTGAGTTACGCTCCTACTCCTAACCTCTTATTCCTGGGATTCCGAAAATGTCCGACGCGTTATATATGCTTTCTGTATGCTGTCTGTTTATCGCAATATCTTTCTTCCACTGACGTTTGAACCAATTAGTCAATCGCTTTATCATGTTCTCCCCCCTAACTAATCTAGTAAGCGAGGCGGGATTCGGACCCACAACCTCCCCATCTGTTAGGGCGCTCTCCAATGAGCTTTCCCGCTTACTCGTTGCTCTTTAGTTCAAGGCAGTCCCCTGCCAGGCATACCATTTCATTGCCCCGTTTACCCATTCGCCTATATATAGATAACCGTCGGCATATCTGGCAATTCTCGCATCGGCTTCCGTATATTCCCCGCCGTCAATGCCGCCCTCAAGGTATTCACCATCAAAGGCGGCATTTTCCATAGTCGTAGAGACTTCAATCGCGTTTCCCGCGACTCCAGCTTCGTTGGCTGTAACTGCCACAAGTCCTTCACCAGCCTCAAGAGTTGCTTCAGGGAGCTCTACTCCGTCAAGGGCCGCTATAGCCTCGGCTGCCGTCATGTCGGTGCCTCCCTCAAGAGTAGAAGCGCTTGCTGTAAATCCAGCCCCGGAAACCGCAAGCACACATGAGTTACCGGCAGATCCATCAAGAACACCAGCGGCAGTTGCGGCAATAAGTAATTTGCCTGCATCGTCGCCTTCACCGGCAGTTATGGTAACGGCTTCCGTTCCACCGGCAGAAGCTGCCACAATAGCCGCTATGGTCTCTGCGGGAGTTGCACTGGCTCCATCTGCAAGATGGGTTACATCAACGCCCCAGGAGGCGTTCGCGCAGGTGGTAGAAACAGTAATGGCGTCGCCGACAGTACCTAATGTTCTAGCTGTAACAACCAAAGTGTCTCCGTCACCATCGACTGCATTGACGCCACAAGCCGTGTTGCCTCTGATAACTGAAGCGAGAGCAATAATTGCAGCGCCCGCAGTGGTGTTTGCGCCAATCCAAACTCTTACATTTCCTTCGGTGATCTCGCCGTCGGTATCAAACTCAAAACTAACTCCGTTGATTTCTACAACTTCCCCATCGGATACTACGTCTGAAAAAGCGAGGGTAGCAGTTGAAGCTTCATAAAAAGCTGAAAGATCGACCTGGATAGCCCCCGCGCTCACTCCGTCTCCAATAAGGTCCATAACGTATATGTCTTCCCCGACCTGGACATAATCGAGGTGTGCTGGGGCAGCACTCACGGTAATTTCACCGCTGGCCTGTGTCTTCGTTCCTTCGGCAGTATTAAGGAGCTCATAACCTTCATCACTGGCGGTCGTGTCATTGACTTCAATAATAGAGTCGCCAATAACGATTAGTTCTCCGTTAGATACTCCACCAGAGATTGTTAAGTCGGTTGAAGCGGCGGTGGCTATCGCCGGAGCGCCAACCGGGAGCCTCTGAAGGACGTTGCCGTCCTCGTCAATGATCTCAATACTAGACTCCGGCGTCCCAATGTGTACGGTCTTTAGATAAGCGTTTCGTTCCTCATCGATCGTTTCAACATTGCTAGTCTTATCGCCGATTTTTACCTTGCTAACTGTCAAAACTCTGTCTTTGTCCAAGACACCTTCTTTTGAATATGAATTGCCCACGGATAATTCTTTAACGACTAAATCTTCTACAATCAATTCAGTTCCCTCCCCCTTGTAAAAATAGACCAATCCTCCTTAGATAGGAGAAAAGTTACTAACTTGACGGACAGGATTCGAACCTATACGAAGATTGGGGTCTATCTTCTAGCAAGTTTGTTTTCGATGTTTTCTCATCGAGCCCCACCAAATACAGTCATATAACTGCAAGGTCGCACTTTTGTTGTGCGTTGCCAAAAGGCCACGATAGCGTCTACCAGTTCCGCCACCGTCAAGTCTGTGGGCAGTTACGGGATTTGAACCCGCGCTTCTCTGGCTTATGAGCCAAAGCGGTTTGCCAATTTAACCTAAACTACCCATATATAACGGCCCCGGTGGGACTTGAACCCACAACGAATCCAGACTCTTCCGAGCTGTTTGGACGGCGGGGACACCCCCACCGTATCGACCTACCGTTTTGCTAGGCGTTACCATTCCGCCACGGGGCAACTTTCAATCAATAATTAGAACTCAAAAGTCGTTTGCGCAAAGACAGACCATGAAAATTCAGGAAGTAGTACAAGTTTAGCTTTTACATCAATCAGAGTAAATAACTTGCCATCAACAATAGCAGCCACCTGGTATTCTTCAGCTTTTATAAAGTACCCAGCCTCCAACTTAGCAGATAGATCAAACCACGTATAACCGAGTCCTAGTTTCGCGCCCCCCAACACAGAGAGCGCTTTATTGTCTGCCAAGAGGTCCCCAAGCACCTTGTTGCCAAAATCGTTGTTTCTAAAATCTCCAGTTCCAGCTATTCCATAGATACTAAAAACATCAAGCTTTAGTGGTGAGGTTGTTGCCAAAAATCCTATCGTAGGTGAAGCACCGGTCGTTTCATAACTCCCTTTGACTTTGAGAAAACCTATGTCGTTTTTAAGGGTGAGCAATCCGTCAAGATATAGGTCTTTTGCTGGAACATCATATACTCCTTTCACAGACAGGTCTACTATATCTTCGGTAAGGAAGAGCTCCGCCCCCACGTCAAGCTTCCCAAAACTGTCAGCATCTACAAAGGGAGCTATTTTTATGCCGAAGATTAATGTCACCACCAGGATAAGAGTAAGAATACATACAAGTTTTCTCATTCCATCACTCCTTTGGTAGCAGACCAATGGCCTACTACGTCACCATAAACTCCGTCTCGCAAAAAGCCAGTCAGTAGGTCTGTTTTCACTTCCCCAAACAGAGAGTATAGATGTCCATTAACTGTTACCGTCATCCCTACTCTGTTTATCGGGCTGTAGGTTACTGCCCCGCCAGACACGATTATTGCAGGGTTATCAGCCTCAGCCTCAAAGGATAAAGAACCTTCTTCCTGGATAACTGTCATGTCGAACTCTATGTCTTGAGCATATGGATTCATCGTAAGAGTCCAGGCACCGCTTAGGTTCGGAAGTCCTGTAATCTGCACACAGCCCGTGATAATGAAGGCTACTACGACAGCTGAAAGGACTAGAATTAACTTCTTTCTTGTCACACCGACTCCTCCTTTTTTAGTATTCGGTCTAACTCGGTTTCTCGTAGAAAAATAAGGTAATCTAATACGGTCTTCACTTTCAAAAAAATAGTCGAAGGGGGTTGGTTTGCATTGAAAAAGAAAGTCTCAGAGGCAATAGGACTCCAGGAACTGGACAAAACCAGTTTATATTTCTCGGCAACTTTACTGAGATAATCCCCATCAGAAGATGTTTCAAAACGAGTCGCCTGTTGTCCCCTTTTATCAATCCTTGCCAAGGCTATGTCTGGCGAAAGGTCAAAGAAGAATATATGAGTAGGAAGATATTCTTTTAATCCACCAAGGATGCTGTAATTGATTTCTCGCACTATATACGTACCATCATAGCCAAAACGCACTCCTTGGTAAGCTAAAGAAGAATAGAAAGATCGATCGAGTAAAATAATTTCGCCATTTTGCACAGCTTTGCAAACTTCATTTTCTATCAATTCCCGGCGGGCTATGGCAAATAGGGCTGTCTCAGAATAGATGTTTATATCAGGATTATTAAGTATAATATCCCTTAAGGTTTCGCCAAGTTTTGTGCCGCCAGGCTCTCGGAACCTTTTACAGAGAACTCCCTTATCTTGAAGATAACTCTCTGCCATTCGGATCTGTGTTGTTTTTCCCGCACCATCGATTCCTTCGAACGCAACTATCAATTTTTGCATCTCACTTCCTCCATAAAAATATCGGGGGGTCGGCACCAAGACCGGCACCCCCCGACGAGCGACAATTGCCGGGTAAAAAGACCCGACAAAAGTAGCTCTGCAAGACAAACGTTTGTACGTTTTGTGGCCGACAAAACTAAAGCCGATGGTGAGATTCGAACTCACATTCTCTGCCCCTCTCACGGCAGGAGCTTATCTTTCCTTTTAGAAGACATCGGCTTTATTTTAGGGGTGAGTTTCAGTTGCAAGCACCGTCGTCTCTTATGAGACTGGCTGAGAGAATAGGATTCGAACCTATATCACTTGAGCCAAAATCAAGTGTGTTTCCATTACACTATCTCTCAGTTCTTTCAAACGAAATGCCAGTAATGAGTTTGTCCAACTCTGACGGGGCCGCGGGGAATCGAACCCCGCCTAAACCATGACCCCGCTTGAAAGGAGGTTTGATGAAAAAGGTCTTTCCGTTCTACTGGTGTGCACTGGCAAAAGAGCTGGTGGAGATGCCGGGAGTCGAACCCGGGTCCAAAACTGTTCCATGCCGACCCTTTACATGCTTTCCTATGCTTGGAGGCGAATAGAAGTTTTTAACAAGAACTTCTACACAAACTTGGGGCTCGTAGCCCTACTCTTTATGACCCGTAACCCGATATAAGAGTAGGAAATTTTCGGACGGGGAGCGACTAAGCAGCCGCTCTTTCAAGTAATGGGTTGTCAGTTCTTAGTTTAGGTTTTACGTCTCTCGACGGCATGAGGTCAATACTTGTACAGCCCTGTCGAAACCTTGTCATCCCCAACTTTTTTACTTTTCAATGAGCCGTCTTCCTTCAACAACTTAAATATAACACATGACTTTTTATTTGTCAAGTGATATGAAAAGAATTTTTTTATTTGGCTTCTGAATTGACTTTTAGAGCTATATAGCATAAGATAGTGGCAATTCCTGCCCCTATCGAATTGGCGATTAAGTCGCCAAATTCAGCAAAGCCCGTGGGCGAGATCATATCATAAATCTCTTTCGCACCACCAATCCCCAGAGATCCCATAAACCCAAGAATAGGAGAACTGGTTGAAAGACCGAGGACTAAAGCGATGATAAATGAAAACATGAAGTGAAGGATCTTGTCTTGTCCAATCATGCTTAGACCCCCTTTTTAGAAAAAAGGGGCTACCTATTCGAGATAGATAGCCCTATAAGATAAGAAGGAAAGTGAGACGTTATAAACCACTTAATTCAGTGTTTGTCGTGATTATTACATCGTCGGAAGTAAAGCTGAGAGGTCTGTTGACCGTCCCGCCGAGGGCAAGACTTGAACTTGTAGATGTAAGCATGAGCCTCGGGAACTTGTAGACCAACTTAACTTCTTCATCGCCAGATTCATCAAGACCTATAACCTCAACGTAGAGATTCATGTCATGGTTAATGTTCTTGAGGTCGATAAGAGGATCGTCTTCTCCGACATCGATTATCTTGGCAAGGAAAGTGTCTATGTCTTCAGTCTCATCAAGTGATAGATCAACGGTGATTTCCGCCGGGAGGTTGGCTATCGTGAGATATGGATCTTCACTTCCAAGCTCCTGTCTGCTATCGGAGTTTAATCCCCAATTCGCTGCTACAGAAGAAACCCCTCTGAGTCTTCCGCCTTTCGTAGCGTAACTTTCCGCCATGTATATCTTGATTTTGCCTTTCGTCGCCTGTCTAAGGAGTCCCGCCGGTTCGTCCGCAGTTATATAGTTGACTACATAACTTGTTTCTGCAACCACCGTACCCCCGGTAATGGTTTTGGGGTCTTTAGAGTCGATAGTCCACGGCCCGGCAACAATTACTCCGGCAGTTGTCCTGACTCCAATGATGTTGGTGACATTGTGAGTAACAGTAAGCGAATCGACACCTTCGGCCTCTACGGTCTCGGAGAGAACTCTCCCATAAAACAATGCGGGATCTCCGGTAGTTTGCTCATAAGAATATACCACCGTAACCATAGTCGGGGTTTCTCCGTTAAACGTGCCAACTGCTATAGTTCCAGTGCCAACGGAACAAACATCCGTTATATCTTCTCCGGCTATTTCCTCTGGGCCTTCTGCTATAACCCTAATAACCTTCGTCGGAGTTTGCTCAGGCGTAACAGCTCCGGCCGTCACCGCCGCGTGACGTTCCACGAGGATGGCTGAATCTTTGAATATCTTGTAGCTTGACCCCTGAAGAGAGATGTTAATCGTGCTCGGACCATCGACGTTGAAATTCCAGCCGATGCTGGTAACTCCTGCCTTATCCATGACATAGTTTCTCCAGATCGTCGGTTTCGGGTCGCCTATTTCTTCTTTCTTGATAACGGGGAACACGAAGTTGGCAAAACTTGAGACCATATCAAGAGTAGAAAGTGAGGTAGGAAGCGCGGCCTCTTCGAGGTCGTAGGAATAATCCTTAAAGATGGCAAGATAGGGATAAAGGCTACCTTGTTCTCTTATCCTGAGTGTTATGTCAGAGTTTATCTCTTCAACATCGACTCCAAGGATATTCGGCGCGCCGAGCTCTTCGGACTTGGCGGCAGTTATTCTCGGTGAGCCGGTGCTCTCTTCAGCACGATAAATATTATGACCGTTCACAAACGGCCTTAATTGCTTCTGTTGAATGACTTCTTTAGGCATTGTTTCTCCCCCTTTAGCTCAAAAATATCTCTGTGACTGCCCTGTACGCATTGAGGTCGCCGTATCCGAAACTAACGTTCCTGATCGGCACTCGGTTGACATCCCAACCTCCTATGACCTTATGGTCGTATTCAAGATTTACAAACGCATAACCCACAGAAGGATCTTGAGTCAATGGCTCTTGTGTTAAGTCAATTTCTAAAACCCCTGATGAAGCAAGAAGTTCTCCTAAAATGTTGCTCATTTCTTCAATTTGGTCGCCGTAAGAAGCGACAAGTTCTATCGTGACGGACATAGTGCTCCGGGTCAGTCCTCCGCCAAGTTCGAACGCATTGAAGTTGTTCATGTTGAACCCGACAACATAAAAGGGAACAATGGATCTAAGAAGGTTGGTGTCAACGTGATATTTGAAGTATCCGTCTATAACTGTGTAAGTTGGTTTGGTGAAAGTGAGATAGACTTCCGTGGTGTTGTCTATCGCCGCCGACGTCTCTATAAGTCCGTTAAGAGGAGAATAGCGAAACGTCGGAGACTCCCCTAATTCTTCTGAGAACTCGCCTGGTGCTAATTGTAGAAAGTTTTGATACTCTTCGCCGTCGATCGTTATTGTTGGTGATAGGTCCGTGTCTCCTACTTGCATAAACACCGAATGGAATTTGGTTGAGACTTCCCAGATTCCGGTTTTTATACGTCTCGCTTGCTCTGTTACCCGCCGATAGTGATTTAACTTAAGTAATTCGTATTGTAAAAAGTAAAAAAGATTCTTGGTCGGTGAATTAGCCATGTCAACCCCCCTTTGCCTGGGGCAGGTTTTTCAATATAGCTTGTCTGACTAGCTGCCTAAAGTCTGGATATGTCTTCGACCATAATTTTTTCAACACTTCGTAAGGGGGTACTATTGAGGAATCCCAATTTTCTCTGACATTATATGTAAAATAAGTGAAAGGTTTTCCCGACGCTGGACCAGAAATGATTTCCCCCACCGGCAAATACCAGACTTCTGTGTGTCTAGGACTTTCGCCTTTCGGATTGGGAGAGAGGTTCTTTTCCTTTTCTAGGTATTGTCCCCATTCAAGTAAGCGCCAGTATGGAACAATCCTTTCCGGGGCATAAGTAAGAGTTCTGATCTCTTTGTCTTTATACATTTGGACTGCTACGTCCACTGGATAATTCGCCCGCGTCGCATCGTCCAGTCCCGTTACTGTAAGCCAACCTACCCCGAAACCGCCGCCGGACTTATAGTAGAATTGGACATTTTGATCTCTGAGATAGTCAAGGTATTTATTGTAGATATATCTAAACTCCGGCTCATAAATAGGCTTCGGAGATATCCATCCGGCAATACCCATGATGCTCCAAAACAAAGAGTCTTGGATTTCGTCGATATTGGTCTTTACTTCGTCTCTGACTTTAGAGAGAAACTTTTCAAGATTCTTCTTCGCGTTCTTTTCAGTTACTTTGACCTTAAACTTCATACCGTCTTCTTTATGGTAAGGATAAGTCCAACAGGGTTATTGGAAGTACCCACGGGGAGTTTTTCCAATACTTCATACGTGGATTCTTTTACTTCCTTGCCAGTCCATTCATCGGTAATGAAAACTTCCTTCACCATGTCCCAATCTATATCAGTAAATAGCTCGCTTGAGGCTTTAATAAGTATGTAAGAATCACCAGATGAGGAGACTAGAGGTCCGCCGGGGAGAAAACTTTGATATCCAAAATCAGTTTTTGGGATTTTAACTACAAAGTCAGAGATAGTTGTTTGCTCAGGTAAAGGACGGGCAAAAGGGTAATTGCTTCGCGGGAAGGCAGACTTGACTTTTAGAGTCCTCTTGAAGACGTTCTCAGAATATGAATAGACGGTTGTAAAAAGCTCCGTCAGGGCGTCGTGTAGTTCGTCCATAGGAAGACCCCCTTATTCGAACTTGATGACAGCGCCGTAATCTCTAAGCTGTCGGCTCAATTTCTTTATCTCATCCTCTAATTGTCTAACTAGGTTTTCTTTCTCTCCTCTTCTCCCCTTAGATACCGTAAGCGTACCCATAGTGATTCTCTGGGAATCTTCAATGTCGCTGCCTAAAATGACTTTTTTAGCCACATGTAAGGCTATGAAGTAAGTGGCATAATTGGTGTCGGAATTAGTGATTACAAGTTCTCCGTCTTCAAGAGTCGCTATAGACGACGGGATAGAGATTATTGCGTCTTCGATATATCCGACTAGATCAGCGTCGCTGATCCCTAGTATGTGTTTCTTGGCAAGTCTTCTGGACTTATCTATAACTTTTTGGACATCTTCTGAGATCGTCATAGGTATCGCCCCCCTATGTGCTACTTCCTATTCGGTCTTCCTCTCTTTTTGGGAGCTGATTCTTTTTGTTTCTCTTCCGGTTGCTCCGAAGAAATTTCGTCCGCTGGAGACTCTTCGGTTTTTTCTTCGATAATTTCTTGCGCGACCATTGCCCCGGCATCGATAGCTTCTGCTATCTGCTTTGGATTGGCCGGTGCTTTACCGTTAGCCTTCATGTATTCGCCAGTCTCTACTTTGACGAGTTTTCCTTTTTCGATGAGTTTATCTATGAAGTCTCTTGCGCGCTCTTCATCTCTTGGCGTTATATACACCTGCTTACCAGGAGCAACTAAATAGTTCTTGACGACAAGCATCTTCTCTGTGACATTCTTATAGAACATTAACGTTTCACCTCCAAAACTAAGAAGAGGAGCGGGGATTAGCCCGCTCCCAAGATTAGGCAGTAATTGTTACTTTGTAGAAGTGATAGGGGTCGAATATACCCATAGCCAGAGCTCTGTCCCCTCTATATCCAACAAGATATTCGCCTCTTCTATTCTCCATTTGAAGAATGTTCGTATTACCTCTTGACCAAATTCTCCCCTGATAGGTATCGTTGTAGATGAAGTAAATCTCATCGGCTTCAAAGGTCGTCTTAAGGTCGCCGTCTCTTTCAGAGACAGGAACCGTCAGGACAGTGCCGGAGAATCTATCGGCAAGGTTGAGCTTATATGTTGCCAGTGCGTTTTCGTTTAGAGCTTCTTTAATAGTAAACGGCATAAGAGCGATTATTTTTGACTCGTCGGTCATGCCGTTGTCGGCAAACCAGGAAACGACCCGTCTAAGGTTTGCCGTGGTGACTTCATCAGATCCCCATGAGGTCGTGTTGTCGTAATTGTCTTTGTTGATGGCCTCCGCGAGGATGATTTTGAAGTCCTGGTCTTCTTTATAAAGAAGGTTGTTTACTAGCTGTTTTCTTGCATTATTTCTTTCATCGAGATTCCCACTGAGGACATTGCTTTCCGGTACATAAACAGTATCGCCGATCATATATTCGGTAAATGTCGTGAAACCAGGCTCGGCGATAATTTCCTGTGGCATACCTCCGTACTTATTTATCGTGATGATCCTGAGTTTGACGTTGGCATTTGTGTTGATAAACCCAGGAACCATAGTGGGATCTGTGAGCTTTTTGAATCCGAGAAGCTTTCTGGCATACCCGACGTCGATAGTGTTAAGAGCAACGGTATCAGAGATATTCGTCGGAGGAGTGTAGGCACCGATCTGCTTCATTACTTCTTCAGTATCTTCCTCTACCCCCAGAGACAAATCTTCGTTGTTCTTTCTTATCGCTTCAGGGTTTCCACTGGCCGTTTCTCTATAAAGCTGCCTTAATTGCATTATTTCTTCTGGTGTCATAGCTGCTTTGGACATTTGCAAAACCCCCTTGATAGGACTTAAAAATACGAGTTATTTCAGAACGACTATGATATAGTCGCTCTCGACAGCAACAACCTTCCCGATTTCTACTGTATCGTCGGCGTTTGATGTCTCGGTGTATTTGGAGTTGTCAGTGCTCCAATAAACGGTATCGTCAACCTCGAAGGTTATATCAGTATAAAGCGCACTAGAAACCTTGAGCTGAACCTTGGAAATGTTGGCTACTATAACGACATATTCTCCTTCCGCCACTGTGTGAAGGACAAACCCGTCAGGAGTGTCAGTGTCGGTTATAGCGGCAATCTTGCCCTCGCTTCTCTTGACTGGCTGGCCGCTGACAAGATCGGCGGCGGCAACCATGTTGGTTTGCTGGCTAACTACACCAGGAGCCCAATAGACTTGAATATTTTCAGCATAAGTATTCTGGACAACTAACATGTTAGTTTACCCCCTTTGCGATTCCCTATATCTCGTAAATGGATTTTCGTTGCTTTTTCCAATTGTGAGTTCTGTGTTGAGCGGCTTTCCTTTGCTCCCCCCTGCCTTCTTGGCAAGAGAGATGATAAACTCTATTTCCTCGTCGGTCTTAGAAGCAAGAGCCTTCGTTTCCTCTTCGGAAAGAGAGATTTCCTCTGTTGTCAGCCTATTCTTAACTTCGTTAAACCTTATCTTCGAAGCGAGTTCCTTTAGCTCGCTTTCATTTGCTGTAAGCTTGTTCTGAAGAGATTCGGAGAGCTCCTTATAAATCTTTTCGGAAGCTTTTGTCGATTCAAGTGCGGCTTTGGTCTCTTCGAGCTCCCTTTCTTTGGCAAGAAGTTCATCCAGTCTGGCCTTTTCAATGAGAATATTTTCGACAACATCAGTTTCTTCTTGATCTCTTCCTTCTGGCGTGACTGTTTCTTCTTCAGGCTTCTCCTCCTCCGCGTCTATTTTTTCAGGCTCTGGAGTCGGCTCCGCAATATCCGTTGAGTCTGCCACGTCATGCTGATCCTCTGAAGGTCCTGGAGGTGTCTCTCCCGTTTCCGGTTCAGCATCTTCTTTATCGGCTTCTGACCCAACGTTCTTCTCCTTCATAGAGGCAGACTCTCTAATGGAACGACTGTCGGAGGCATCTGTGATCTCCAATAAGACGGCTCCCTTATCTGCCGGATTCAGTGTGACGGCACTACCGGAAAACTCAGCAATTTCACTTGCAACCCATCCAATAAAAGTAATGTCATCTCCGCCCAACGGATAGTAATCTGTTATTTTGATCTCCCCATCTTTATCAGCCCACATATATTTGAAGTGTTTGAAGTAAACCTCCATAGAGAAGGACGCCTTCTTATCTACAAGAGCTGACAAAACCCAATCGTCTACTGCTTCAAGATCAAGTATTGCCGTAACGGTGATATAGCCGCCCTCGTTAGCTGTCGCTTCAGTGTATTCAGAGGCTATGTTCGCGGCAATGTTTTCTCTGGGGTTGTGCTCGACCCTAACAAGAGAGCCGTTAATGGTCGCATAGGTCTTTTTTACGTCTTCATCCAAAAAGCCAAGCCCATTCCCATTGAAGAATTTACTCACCTTTTCAATATCGCTGCCAAATTCAATCGGCAGGGTATGAAGAAGGATATATTTCATCTCAAGTTTGCTGGGCTTGCCGTCGGCTGCGTTTGCGGCAATTTTTATGTCGTCCGGCCGCACGACGATGGTCGTTTTTAACCCTTCAAGCAAGGTAATACACCCCCTTATTGATTGCCCGTTGGGGAGTCGGTGATCTCATTTCTTTCTTCTGGATAGTCGTTTTGTGATGTGGTCCCGGCAGGTCTCCCGGCTCTTGGACTGTTATTGAACGGAAGCAACAACCCCTTCTTTTGTAGCGCCAATTCCTCCTGAAGTTGCTTAAACTCATAGTCAGGATTGAAGTTTGCGCTGTTAAGTGCTGTAGTTGCAGAAAGGAGACCTTCCCGGCGGAGTGGCAAGAGAACGGAGCCTATATACTTCTCATTCTCAAGATCGAACGGTTTAAACTTGAAAAGAACACGGTCTTTCAATCCAACGGCAGTTGCAAAACGGCGAAGCTCTTTCGTTATGACTTTGGCAACAATCTTACGTAGTCTGGTTAGTCTCTTAATTAGCAACCTTAAGTCTATTGTCCCTGAAGCATAACTGGTTTCTTTGTTGGTAAACCCAAAGTTGACGCCTGTCGCATTTGCTATAGTGTCATTGACATCGTTATACTTGGTCGGATTAAGGATGTTGGTGTCCGGGTGCTTAAACTCGACTTTCAACCTGTCATCATAGACAATTGTCATCGCTCTAGCGATGTTCGTCAACTTACTGCTTATATCTTCTAACTCTCCTTCTTCGGGAGAAGCAAGTGTTATCAAAACTATTTGATGGATTATTCCATTGAGCGTGGCTACGTCCGCCTGATTCATTTTTGTTTTACGAAGCAGCGCGGGCAATGCCCTCTTAAGCATCGGTATTCCATAGCGTTGATATGGTCTTTTATCGGATATATGAATTATTTCCTCAGCCTTTAGGGTCTCTTCTTCTGCGTCATCCCCTTCGGTAGTAACTATGTATGTAAGTTTGTCAGGCTCATTCAAAGCCCCTTCAATAATGACCGAAAGAGGGTTTATATTCTGATACCGCCCGACAATCGCTTTTGAGTTCTTTATTTTGATGTCGTTAGGGACCTCTTCAACCCCTAGTATTCTCTGAAGATATACATTATTTGTGACAAGAAGTCCCCAAAAAACATCTTCAAGAAAGCTGTCTATGTCAAGAATCTCATCGATATACCATTTATATAGATCCGCATTTTGTTCATCTACCTGTGTAAGGGTATAATCTGAAATGCTCAATCCCACAGCAATCTCTATGGCTCCACCGACGATTTCATCATTAAAATACGCGTCAAGACAGTTCTGCATCAAGACTATTTCGTCTGACGACATCTCGTCTGAAGAAGAAATAGAGAGAGGGCTTCCGTTAATAGTCTTCATCGCTACGCTTTTTATTGTCCCGAGAGAGAATATGCCGGGATTGAACTCAAGCACAAGATTATCTAATTCCATAGGCGTTGCCTCCCGTAGCCCAAAGAGAGCCATCATGGATAATCAATTTTGTTTTCGCTTTACGTTTGCTACCCTGAAGTTGTCTCTCTTTTACAAGCGAATATCCTCTAATCGAGGCAAATACATAGTCGTCGTGATATCTATCAGAAGGGGGTTGTAGAACAATATCACCACCTCTGGTGGTTTTAGTCACCAGGCTCTTTGCCTCCTGTCGAAGAATGATAAACTCATCAAATATCGACTGGATTTCGGCAAAATACTGCCTGTCCAATTGTTTGTCTTGTGTAGTGGCTTCTTTAGGTAAGTAAAGTTCGTGGTTGTTGAGTGCTTCTTTGAAGTTGAAATGGTGAACCATGTTCAATGTTGAATTTCCGAAAATGCAATGGACCAGCCGCCGACCGATAATGTCGTCAGGCGAATCGACCGGAATAAGCGGGGGGACTCTGGCGTCTTTAAGTGTGAATGGGTTCTTCACGACTCCTTCCTCCATAAGTCTTTCTCTTATAGAGAAACCTCCACCACGCATTTCAAGAGCTATTCCCGCGACCGTTCCATTATTGTGTTCAAAGCTGACAACCAGTTCCCTGATAAAGTTTGCTAGGTCTTTAGCATATTCAAAATGAATACCTTTCAGGTAAACAAGGTTGGCATAATCAAACGCCGGGTCATATTCAAAAACTGAAACAACCATGACATCTCCGGTAGTCTCGCCGCCGCTAATAGGGTCAATCCCGAGATAGTATTCTTTCCCTGGATGTCCCATAAGCCTTACGGGGCACCGTTCGCTACAAGCGTCTAAGAATAGAGATGGGGGATAGAAGATGTTTTGTTGCGAAATGAACTTCCCATAATACTCCGCTCCGAAAAGTCCCGTATCGTCTTTCAACGACCTTTTAACGTCTTCTACAATGTCTTCGTTGATATAGCCTGGCGAAGGATCGTCAATCGTAATTATGTCTAGCTGATATTTGTCTCCATCTTCTCCCATGAAATGAAGGAAGTCTTTATGGTAAGGGGTATCTTCAAATCCGGCAGTCCCGGAGTTTATGATGCTGAAAGCGGGGTCGGCCTCCATACCCATCTGTTTTTGTCTAATCCTTTCCATAGGATTCTGACTGACGTTGGCAAAAGGCTTTACAACGACATCTAAAGCATATTGCGGCACATCTTGCCTTTCGTCGATCATTAGGCGACTGGCGCGCTTCGACCTTATCTTCTCGCCAGTTCCTAAAGGGAGTGCAAGGATTCTCGAACCGGTCTTTGAGTTGATTTCTCTCTGGTCCGGGTTCCTTTTTGGTTCGCCATCGAGACAGGCAAGTCCGACATCAGAATCGTTGCCTTTTTGCCCGGTCACAACATTCGATGCTTCTTGCCACATCTGCGAAGACTGTCTAAAAGAGGGGGCAACAATAATCACTATCTCTTTCGTGAAGAGAGATATTACCAAAAGTGAATATAACCCTCCGAGAAAAGTCTTGGCAACACCACGGGCTCCAAGATACATATAAAACGGCTTAAATTGCCACCAGCTCCTAAGCACCATTACCTGATACCAGTCAAGAGAAATATCGTACAAGACTTTGGCAGCATAAACCGGGTCGTTTCTTAGATGTTCTATAAAGAGAAGTTCAGATTCAGTCAAGATATTTTTTTTTACAGCTTCAAGGTAATGCTTGGGGATCGGAACCTGGTTTTCTTCATCGTTCCTAATTTTCTTTCTTAGATTGGATATCTCTTCAATCTGTTCTTCAGTCAAGGTCTTGCCAACTTTTTCATTTCGTATATGCCTTAGCAAGTCTTTCTGAGGTATATCGTAATACTTATCGTATAACTTAACGAGATCCGCAAGGTTGTTTTTAGTTTCGTCCTCCGGCCTGAACCTTTTTAGTATCGACAGGTCAGACAACGCTTTCGAGAGCGAAATTCTAGTCGTTTCTATGTCTCTGTATAGATCGTTCCCAATGACTTCATTCTCAGCAATCAACATCTCTACTTGCTCAGTAAGTTGCATGAGCCTGAGCTCCGCGACTATTACTGTATGGATTTGAGAAGAGTCGGCCGGGTTGCTCAAGTCGTATTCGTTAGCAAACTCTTTCCTTCGTTTAGAAATAAATTTCTTAGGCCCGTGCTTTCGATAATACGTATAGTTCTCATCGTCAAAGAGAGGATCATTAGGATCTAAAGCGGACGCCTGGTCTCGCTCCTTCTGCGCTTGCTCTTTCTCTTCTTGAAGCAAACGGGTCTCTTCATCCTTTTCCCACTCTTTGAGTCTGGCGGCGTATATGCCTTTCGCTCTATCTGTAAAAACTTTCTGGTTGCCCGGAAGCATGGCCGCGGCCACCAATTCAACCATGTCCTGCCTAGTCAATAGGTCAAGGTTGGCGTCTTTGCCGAGTATCTTTTTCAGATCCTCGTCAATCTTGTCTCTGACTAATCTTTTCAAAACAAACACCGTCCTTGTTTTTGGCAACATATAATAGTAGAAGAAACTGGCGCTGTGTACATCATAGTAACATTTTATTTACTCAACAGTAAGTTCACTGACATTCCCTTTTTCTACAATGCCTAGCCTTTCTCTCCAGCCAGAAATGCCGAGAGCCATTAATTTTTGCTCAGAAACTAAGCCTTCTTTGAATAGCCCGGCGGCAAGTTGTTTGTTAAGTCGGTTGATAAACCTGGAGCTCCGACAGGGGAGTGCGTGGGTCTTCTTTAAGATAATAATGAAGTCTTCTTTTGTGACCTTCCTCAATAAGAAGTTGAGATATGCGTCGCATTGTTCGTTGGTTAGATAAGGTCTTGAATAAGTCTCCGCAAAGATTTTGTTTATCAATCTTCTGACAGTGGCGATATACCATCTCTGATAAGAATCGTCTACTTCTGTATCTTCGTCGCTATAGTCTTTGACGTTGGTTATAAATTGGTAAGCACTGCCCACGCGTAAAACATAGACCTCTAGTTCTTGCGAAGTCAAAACATAATTAGCCAGGTCATGGAAGTCAGAATCCTTTATGACATACTCCATTGAAGGGTAGTGTCTGTATTGAAGCCCGACAATAATATTCCGTAGCGCGCCTTTAAGCCAGCGCGCGACAACATCCCTGTTATTGAATCGCTGGCGCTCCGTCCAGTATAAAAGAAACAGGGACTGCTTCAAATCATTCTTTTCAATAGTCTTTGGGATGTCTTCCGTCGCTATAAGTGAAGGAATAATATTTTCATATACCGTCTGGTCAAAACCTGACCAGTTCTCTTTTCTGTTTCTCACAAAAGCCCCCTTAAAGGTTATAGTGTTTGACTCATACTGTAATAAGGGGGAGTCTTACCCTGGTTATTTCAAGAAATACCTCAAGGTGTCTATCTTTAGAATTGTCTCGATCTTTTTGTTCGCCTCGGCAATGTAAGGGTATCTACCCATAGCCCTGTATAGTTCTTGTTCTCTTTCTATTGTTTTTTCTGCCGGAAGGAGGTCAGGCATGAACTGAGGCATAGGCTTTAGCTCTAATGAATTGTCGGCCGCGCGGACTATGTAAAGGCTTCCAACACCATGTTCGACATATACAGAGTCTATAAGCCCTTTTATCTTCATGTTGGCAAGAATGGAAGAAACTCTAACCGTCTTCATTCCTGTGAACCTTGCCAACGGTTGCAGTCCTATATACTTGACGGTCGCCGCTTCTCCCTGCCCTACAGAGAGAAGAGCTAAAGAAAAGTATAGAGGCTTCCAATCTTCTTCAATGAATATAGCCGTCGATAATAGCTCTTTTGGCATTTTCTTAAGAAACTCTATTATGTCTTCTCTAAACTTTTCCATCTCTGCCT